TTGAAAATATCCGGAACGGTTGTTTGCTTGTATGAAACAAAGTATTTTTCCAAGATTGAAAAGTATTTGCCGGATAATTCATCATTCATTGAACCGATACAGGCCAATATGATTATGAAATATCTTAAATCCGAGTTTCCGAACTGTAGTAATCATTTACTGTCTATTGCTACAAAGATTTGCAGGAACTATGGACATGCGAGGAATATTTGTGTCGGCATGTCTGCCTGCAATCCGGCAATCATAGATGATATGTCTGATGATGATATCTGTACATTGTTCGGGTATGTTGAAGATTCCGGAAACAAGGAGATGCAGATTGCCATAGCATCGAGAAAGTTTGCAAATGTCAATAAGTGCATTTCTGAGTACACAGAATCGTATGACTCAGTAATCTATGATTTCTTATCTGTTGCGGTTGAACTTGATAAGTTATTCGATAGGAAAAGAGTAGAATCTAATCTATCGGAATATGCCAATCTGTGGAAACGGCAGGATATTTATAATTTATTTATGCAAGCATACAATCAGCTTTCATTGATACGGTCGCTTTCTGTCGAACCTCAGAATTGTTTGACATATCTTGCCGGATTACTGCAGTTTAACAATATCCCATCGGTGGGGGAGATGGACATATGGTAGTAAAGAATCAAAAATCCGCAGTTGATGAATTGACTCAATTTGCGAACAACAATACACACAGCATTATCATTGAGGGTCCGGAAGGATGCGGAAAGACATATTTAGCAAAACAGTATGCTAAGATGCTTAATGTTTCGGATTTCATTTCTGTTCAGCCGAAAGTATCTGACATTAGGCAATCTGTTGATTCCTGCATAGCATTAAAATCGCCTATGGTGCTGTGCATAGAAAATCTCGATTTGGGTGTAGCATCCGCAGCTTATACATTGCTTAAATTCCTTGAAGAACCAATACCTACAGCATATGTCATTGTAACATGTAGAAACATTCTCAATATTCCTGACACCATCATAAGTAGATGCTCGGTTACTACTGTCACAACTCCTATTGTTTCTGATATACTGTCTTATGCAGAACAGTTGAATCCTGATAGGTATTTAGCCACAAAAAGAAGTAAGTTGTGGGGTTGTGCGAGAACATTTAAAGATGCGAATACTATATTGAATCTCACAAGCGAACAACAAGAGTATTTCAAATCTTTATCTTCTATACTGTCATTCTCTGGTTCGATATCAAATATGATGTGGACACTCGGACATTACCCAGATAAGTCTGAAACTCCAATAGACCTTGTAATGAGATATATTGTGTCTATGACAAAATCCGAACATATCAAGCAAGCGGCAATCGAATGTATATCTAATTTATCTGCAACAAAAATAGCTACGCATGCAACATTAGCAAAGTTTCTATTTGAAAGTAAATATACAGAATAAGCATATCAAAACAATTAAAATTACAACTAAAAATATCAATACCAAAAGCCACACAAATTATAACCTTTTATATTTATGTATGATTTTATAAATGGAGTGATTTGTGTGGCTTTTGATACTGTTTTGCATTCGGCTGTTGAATCGAGAACTACGGCAGAAAGCAGAGTTTATGTAGATACAGTTGAAGAAATGATGGTTGCCAGATTGATAAATGATGCGGCTAATGCAGGAAGAACTGAAGTTATGTGCATAACACAGCTCTCCGATAAGATGGTTAAGAAACTGAAAGAAGAGGGATATGAATATAAGTCAACTTCTTCATATGCCATTGACAATGCTCCGCATATAATTTCTTGGAGAGACGCAGAATGATTCCATATAGCTTGCTTATTGCTTGTGAATATGATAAAATTAATATAAACACCAAGATATTTAACAAAGATGCTTTGTCATCCGGTGTGTGGGTAAATCTTCCGCCATATGTAAGTGCTTTGGCTTTAAAGTCCATTATAGATGTTTCTAAGCAGAAGTACGAAGAAGTTGAATTTAGTGCAGATACTGTAATGCAGGATTATCCACATCCATGGGTCAGAATTGATTCCGGCATACTTGATTTAGTTTCCGGTATGCACATATATAAATTGGTGTTTGAACCTATACCGGAGAATGGTTATTCTGAATCGGTGTATATCGCATATATAATCCAAGACGACAATCCGGAAACTCCTTATGTGTATATGCCGGATAGGGGTAACCCACCAAAGACTGAGGAAGATGAGGGTTAAGCTATGGTAGAACCTATTTTTTCATCAAAGTTGTTTGCTGTTAGTAGCCGAAAGGCAGAAATTCGGGCCGCAGCAAGTAATCCTATAAATCAGAATCTAATGCAGCAACTTTCTACTGCTTTAGATAAATCCTATCAGAAAGCAGAGTATCTTTTGGATGAAGAAGACCAAGAGAAGTTGCGTCAGGCGCAGACTGAATCTGCTGAGCCAGAGGTAGAGGAAACCGAGGAATCGGAAGTAACTGAGGAAACTGGTGCTGAGCCAAAAGAACATTCTGCACCACCGGCTAAACCATCCAATCTTCACAGTAAGTTCAAAGAGGCTGAGAAAAATATGTCTGAGGACGAACCGTCTGAAACTGCAGAGGGTGCGCCTACGGATACCGGTTCTGTTGATACAAAGATGGAAGCCGCTACCGACATAGACAATGGTATTGAGGATAATGGAATACAAGATACGAAGTCTATTGCCGATTCTGTAAAGGCGGCTTTGAATGATAATGCAGAAACCGCTGGCGTTAGTAGAACCGCAGTAAAAGATGATGAACTTTGGGTCTATTATGAAGATTCTATCAATCTGAATAAGGTAATGGCAAGTGCGATTGAAACCTTGAATACTCTTGGGTATGGTTTGGAGTTCAATCGACTTGCACGTTCCGATAATGCTATTGTATTTTTAACGTAATTTTTAATTTGCGGGGGTATTGGTTGTGAAAAGAATTATTGCATCGGCATATGTAATTTCTTATAATGTTGATATTGAGTATGCAGATGGTGAATATGATAGCGATGTCTCTGATAATGTTTACAATGCAGAGAAGTATGTTAATGATTGCATTGAATACGGGGAATATAACAATAACCCAGTAGTGTACTATAGAATTGTTAAAAATGAATCCAATGGTGGCATAGCTGTATCAGAAGAAGTTATTAAAGAAGAGGAATTGGACTATTGACGATGAAACTCCCAGTTACTGAAGAATTAGACTTTCATTATCTGCTGGGGTTAATGCCACCGCTTCATGATGTTCCTGAATACAGTTGGTTGCCTGAATTGTTTTCTATTGTAGGACATGAATCTTTGATAAAGCTGTGTAAGTATTCCGGCGGCGAAATGATACGGATTCCCACATTAGATGAATTATCGAAGTCAATAGATGCTTTACAGTGTTTCTATGACGTCTATATAAAGAAGTCTAAATCTGAGATACCCGATGGATTATCTGAACTAGTGGATAAGATAAAGGCGGTCTATAATGATAGAAACAATTAAGGCTGTAGTTGAATCGGAGAAACACGATACTACGGAGTTTTGGAAATTCTATCAAACCTACATATATAAAGTGCAAGATAGCAACATAAGTAGAGAGTTCTCACATTTGTTGAGTGCGAATCGCATAACTGTTGTTAATCTTAGTGCGCTTGTAAATGAAACTTGTCGAAATTTGGTGATTTTGAATGGCAGAAAATCAAATAATTGATATGCATGATGTGTCCTATGCATACATTAGGCTATATCGTCAGCTTAGGAACTATATTTGGCCTTATGAAACTGTTGAACATATAGCTGAATTAGAAATTGCTGTTCACAACAGATTTCCAAATCTATCGGATATAAAGAAGTATTTTAATCTTCTATGCAGAGACATCTCTCGTTCCGATATAGATGATGAAGATTTGGATAAGGCTGTAAAGCAATTTCAGTCATGTATAGAATCTGACGATATTACAGTATATGCTAACTTACCAAAGACTGAGGAGGTTTTTCCAAATGAGAATAAAGAAATCTAATAAGGCGGTTACCGCATCGAGCCTTGTTGCTGATGGTGCTATTGTAGACAATAAGGCAGAGGCTTGTGAACATATCAAGAGTGCTATTAGTCTGTTGAGCCAGTGTGCGATAGAGAATCCGGATAGCACGAAAGTAGAAGAATCCATTGCCAATCTCGGCGTAATTCTTCTTGATTTATGTGATTAATACCGAGGCGAAATTTTATGAAAAATCCCGAAACCGTCGAGATTTCTAATGTTACAACTTTAGACACAGGTACAAAATCAGCCGCTGATTTAAACATGCAACAACAGGCTGATGTATCTGCTATGCGTTCTGCATTGTTAAATTGCGACAGAAGTAATGCTACTTCTGTCTCTTTCGCTATGCAGAATATTTTTTCTATGCGGATATTTCACCAGCTATCCAGGCTCATTAAGTTTACTGAGTATATGGATAAGATAGAACAGAAAACCTATGAGTCTATGGATAGGTTTATGGATAGCTTAGATGAAACTGATACCACTAGCTGGACGGTTCTTATAAATGCACAAGAACAGTTGCAACGCATAATGATGAACAGTCAAAAGTTGCTTGAACCTTATTCGGATATATCGCTATATATTCCGCAACAACCGGTTGAAGATTCTTTTGGAAATAGTCTGCTTGACCAAAATGAGAGAAAGAAGTTGCGCGAGAACGCACAACTTATTATTGATACCTTGAAAGAAAGAGAAGAAACCAATGAAGGAGATTGATTATGAGGATGTGCTTCATCGGATACAAACTGTGTATGCAAGTTGTTCTAAGATGGAACAGAACACCCTCAAAATTATTCTTCAAGAGATGGTGGATAAGGGATACTCTCAGACACTGGAACAATTATGGCTTTCTGATTTCAAGGAAGTTCCTGTATCTATAGATGAATTTTTATGCAATCCGAGATATTTAGGAAATACCAACAATCAAGGTGAGTCTGTTTATCCATTTTGGAAACACACTCTCAGCGATATATTTAATAATGGAAACAAGTTTTTTGAAATAATATTGTCGGGTGCAACTCGTATAGGAAAGTCATCTACTGCGGTTTCCATTGTGGCATATATGCTGTACCGGCTGATGATATATAAGGACCCGCATTCTTATTTTAAGAAGAAAGAGGTATCCAAATTTACTATCGCCTTTGCGAATTTGACAAAGGATTTGGCTGCTGGTGTTGCATTCCGAGAATTTCAAACAACTCTGAGGGAAAGTCCCTGGTTTAATGACCACGGTAAATTTAGCAACAGTGCAAGCAATTATGTCTATCTACCAGAGGGTGGAAAGATTGATATAATACCGGCATCCGATTCAGCGCATGTACTCGGAATGCAGGTTTGGGCCTGTCTTGTGGGAGATACAAAGATACTTACTTCTGAAGGAGTAAAGACATTGGAATACTGTTCCAATCACACAGTTACCATTTATCAGTATTCTGGTGAAGATTGCATACCTACAGAGGCTGAAATTAGATGTACTCGATATGTTACATCCACTATTAAATTACATTTATCAGATGGTTCAATTATAGAGGGCACTTCGGACCACTTGATGTTGAAATCGGATGGCGAGTATAGACCGATTGGTAATTTAACCATTGGTGCCGAATTGCTTTCAGTTAACGGTGCAAATCCTACCATAGTGGCGATGTCCAAGAAGATTTATGATATCCCCATTCCGGTGTATGATGTGATAAATGTACAGCCTTATCATAATTTCATACTTTGTGCTAATTCCAATTTGGTTTCACATAACTGTCTTATGGATGAGGTCAACTTCAGTCGTTCCGGTGTTAAGGATATCAATATAGCTAAACAGCATATGAAAAATCTGTATAACACCGTCCATGCTCGTATCACCGGTACATTCAAACTTGGTGGTGAAGTGTATGGTAAGTTGATTTCTTCATCGTCTAAGAACACAGATTCCGATTATCTATCAGAACATATTGAAACTCAGTTAAATGCCGGAAACTCTAATATGTATCTTGTAGATAAACCACAGTGGGAAGTTCTTCCGAAAGAGATGTTCAGTCCGGAAAAGTTCTATATTACTGTCGGTGACAGATATAAACGAGGTTTTGTCATACCGAAAGAAAATGAGGATGAACAGCATTTGGAAGCATACCGAAAATCTGGGTATCGAGTTCTTGCAGTTCCCAAAGATTTCAAAACTAACTTCCTTGCCGATTATGATATAGCTCTAAGAGATATAGCTGGCATATCTGTGACCGGTGCTATGGGATTCATTACACAGGATTCAATCACACCCAATGTTACTTCCGCAAGGAAAAATCCATTCTTTGAGGATATATTGGTCATCGGCATAAGGGATAATGATTCTATCGAAAATCATTGTCATCCCGAAGTAGTGGATAAGCATATTAAATCGCTACCAATGAATATCCACATAGACTTTGCTGAGGTATCCGATAGAATAGGTATTAGCGGAGTTGTTCAAGATGGTATGAAGAATGTGCTTGATTTGGATACCGAACGACGAGTGATGTTACCATTCTATCGACAGGTATTTCAGGTCGGTATTGAAGCTCCATCCGGTGATAGGATGTCTTTTCAAAAAGTAATCAACTTTATGGTTTGGCTTCGTAGAAATGGATTTAATGTAAACATAATATCTACGGACCAATTTCAATCATCTTATGTGCGAGAAACTTTAGCACAACAAGGATTTGCAGTTGAAAAGATTTCTGTCGATGTATCGGAAGACCCATACATCGGTTTGCGTAATTTATTGCAAGACCAGAGATTAGAGCTCATTAAGAATCAAAAACAAGAGGATGAACTTGTTAAGTTACAAAGATTGAATAATCGCATAGACCACCCACAGAATGGTTCAAAGGACCTTTCGGATGCTCTTTGCGGTGCTTGCTGGACACATATCCAGCATCAAGACCAAATTAAGCCATCTATCAATAACATGGCAAGCGTAATTTCAAGTGTAAATGGACGACCATCAACACCAAAAAGCCGAATGCCATCGGTGTTCGGACCATATATAAGAAGATAAAACTACCACTTAAAACTGTTAAGGGAGGATTTTAACAATGTCAACAACTTTTTCATCGGGTCAGTATGTTCAACCAATTCCTGTAGGACTTTTATGTTCTGTCAACTATGCTCAACAAGGCTTCGTAACAAGCATAGTTGCAAATCCAACTAATGAGGAATTGCCATTTTCTGTAGTAACAGATTTATGCTCTGCAAAAGTAATCTCTCAAAGAATTTCCACTGTATCTAAAATATCCAGGGTTGATGGTGTTATCGTTATCACAGACCCAGATTTTAGATATTCTTCTTGTACAGGCGATGTTCCTGAGTGTTATTATGACAGCATAATCAAATTTATTACAAAATGGCCGACTAAGTGTAAGTTTTATGCTTATGGTGGAGCACATTATAATAATTTGAATGTGGCTACATTGATGTTGGCAAGTAAGTTAAGGTCTTATGGTTTTAGTTTTATTGGTGGTATTAGCGTTACGGCTAATTCTGTTCCTTCTCAACTGGATGCATATATTGATACGATAGGTCAATCCACTAACAAGGCATTGCCGATTGCGGTGGGTTATAATGTTTCGATTGGAGCATCCACCAGTTTTATATCTCGTGGACTTGTCGCAGATACGGTAAAATCAGCCAGTCCGCTTATAGATGAATCCGGATATGTACATTGGAACATAACTGGAAATGAAGATAAATATATCATACCTTATTCTGATGCTGTGGCTTATGATGCCTCTGTCGGAACTTATGTGATGCTCGAAGATAATGCGGTTGTGTATTCAATTTCTCCGCATCCGGAGTACGGCAGATTGTCGAACGTGTTCACTTGTCCTGTTTGCGGTAAGCAGTATACCATTAATGATGGCACTACAATCTGTGCTGATTCTGATTGTCCATCTCGCAATTATAAGAATGCTGTTAAGATGCTTGTCGGTTTCGGTTTAGACCAACTTCCTTATGAAGAATATATCGAAGCCGCAAATTCTGGTGAAATTAGTTCTCTGCAAAGTGTGCTCAATCTTCCGCAGTATGCAGATAGGGAAATCAAGACTACACTTACCAACTTGTTGTTCAGTATTCTCCCTGTATCTGTTACTATGGGAAATATTGACAATGTAGCTCAGTTCGTTAGACAAGCAAAATCACAAACTGCGGTACATTATTATATCAATAATCCAGATAAAGCATATTCTGAACTAAGACTGAATCCTATGTTTGCAAAGAATCTTGTTGACTGGTTTTCTGATGGAAGACATGCTGAAACATTTGATAGCATCATCCACAATCAAAATATTGAGATTGTCGAAGTTCAAAAGAAGTTTAAGGGTGACCCCATATTTATTAACAAGAAAATCTGCATTGCAGGAAAATTCCAACATGGTTCGTTGGAAGAAATTACTTCTATCCTTAACAGCTATAGTGCCGATGTGACTTTGGAATTAACTTCAGATTGCAGTTGTCTGGTTGTTGGTCATTTTAGGGGAGAACCAAAACAAATTATCGACTTAGCTCAAAGCTACAACATCCCTGTCTATGTAGAAGATGAATTTTTCAGCAGTTTTCAGATAGATAATGACCTTGAGAAGTTACACCTTATATAATGTAGGGGAGATATAGATGGCAAAATTTTTTGATAAGATTATGACCGTAGTTCGGCGTCCAAAGCCGCAGTCATTTTTAAGAAGTGTCGTTGGTGGTTCTTTTTATCGCCTATCGGACATAAAAAGTGATTCAGACCTCGCAGATATTAAGACAACTATTGATAAGATGCGAGCTTTGGCAAAGGACTCTCAGGTAGCAACCGCTTTATCCTATTATGCGACCGACGCCACAATTCCAAATTCATCCGGACAGATAATTTGGGCTACTACGGTTCCGGATGGTCCGAAAGATGCGGCAGAACTGATAAACGCATTATTCCGTAAATGGAATATTAATGCATATGCAAGAGACCACATACTTGAATTAGCTACAACAGGAAATTTGTATTTACCGACAACGGATTTGTATAAGGATTTGTCAACACGACATATGAATGTTGGTGTTGCACTTGATACAAATACCGTTCCGGACAATGGTTATGATATCATACCATCTACAAAAATTCCTGCTGATGATGTAATACATGTTTGGCAACAAGGAGAAAGAAAAGGATTTATTCTTTCTCCTACAGAAGAACAAAAAGGAAAAACTTCTTATTTGCCATCAAGTTCTGTAATTTATCCCGAACAGTCCATTATTCACTTTGCTCTCGGTGGTTTACTTGGTGATTATCAAATAGCTGTAAGAGATAAAGATGGAAATGACGCAGTATATGATATTCAGTTTGCAGACCCATTGTTAGAAGCGGCATTGCAACCTACACAAATACTGAACCTGCTTGAGGATGCATCAATTTTGTCGTCTCTGGTAAAAGTTGTAAGATTTATAAATGTTGATTGCGGAACCACTACAGAGGAAGAAGAAATCCGAGATAACTTACAACAAATAAAGGATGCAATACAGCAACAGCTTTCTCTTAATACAGATACCGGCGATACTCAGAGTTTCTTGAACCCACAGTCGCCAAATAATTTGATTTACATACCAAAGGTCAACGGACAAGATGCTGTATCTGTTACTGACCTTAATATGAAAGATGATTCTGAGAATGCCGATAAGTTATTGAATTACTATCAGGATAAGAAATTATCTGTTCTTGGAATTCCGAAAGAGGCATTGAACTTCTCTTCTGCTGAAGGTCTTGGCGGTGCCGGTGCTGTAATGTCGCAGCGGTCTGCTTTGTATGCAAACTCTTTGCAACGAATAGAAACTGCATATATGGCCGGCTGGACTGATGCATTAAATAAGTATTTTGTGTCGAGGGGTCATTCTCGATATGAAAACAAGTTCGAATTGCATATGCAACCGATTCTTACTGAAATGAGTGCATTGCAGTTTGATAAGAGAGATATGGCTATTACACAATCTTCTGCACTTGTTGATTTGTTGAAAGGTCTTGGAGTAGATAAACCAGAGGTGTTTAAGATAGCATTGTCTGAGATTCTTGGTGAGTGTATGCCAAAGACTAGTTCAACTATATCCGATGCAGCTTTGGATGTTTCTTCGGAAACTGAAGAAACTACACTATAATAGGGAGGACTTCAAACTGTGAAGACTGCAAAAGAACTGGAAAATATGTTTTTTCGTGAGCTGAAACAATACAATAGTACAAATTTCAAAACATTGCTTACTGCTGACTTATCAGCAGATGATGCGAAAGCACACAAATCCTTTTCTTCTGTCATAACAAGGTATTTTATATTCCGAGAGAAGCACAAAGAAGATTTATCTGTTTCTGAACTCAATCAGTTATACTTTGAGTTGAAGTTGGATTTAATCAGTCAGTATTTTGCACAATATCCAGAATCTTCGACAGAAACTCTTACAGGATTTCAAAATGAACTTCGTGACTTCGCCGAGTCGGTTACTTAAAAATATTGAGGTGTTGAAAGTGTCAAGAACATTAAAATACAAAATAACATCTTGGCTGCAATTAAATCAATGTCTATCCAACTATGACCCAGACCTAAGAGCTTCCGGTGTTCAGATTATGGATGACCGACTTCAAGGTACGATAGTGCGGGTTACTCATAAGAAATATGGTTGTTTGTTCGCATATCTTGTAGATGGTACTGGTGTTGATGTTGAAAATCCGTCAATACCTCTATTGACTCCGGAAGAAATATTGTCAGAACTTCGTAGATTCGGTTTTCTTATCACATATGATGTTCTTGGTACTTTGCCAGGAGATGTAATAGAATATCTCATTACATTAGATAAGTTAGGCTATGACAAGATACGATATATGCTTATTTCCGAACCTACTTTGTTTGATACTGAGAAAGACCCAGAGTATTTTGTTACTGCTTTTAAGATAAAGGACCATCCAGATTGGATTAACAATACATACAGAGCCAGAACAGATGAATTTCAAAATGCTTTGATGGATGGAACAGCCATCAATATTACCGCAATAAGTGAAGAAAAGCATTTTGATTGGAGTTTCCTAAGAGATTATGTGCTCAACATATCTGACATCATAGAAGAATACAGTAGGTGATTGAATATGGCTAATTTAATTCAATCAGACATTAAATTGTTCCGAAAGCGTTATGAGGAAGCTCTTGAGATGCGAGGGATACCCTGTAAATTTCAGTTTCCAATAATTCCGGATACAAATACTCAAGGTGAAAGTCTTGTAGACAGCTATTCCGACCCGATTGATACTTTTATATTTTTTGAAAGTAACCCAAAGGCTAAAACATTAAAGCGATTCGGTTGGGTAGTTGAAAACCATGAGGATTTGCCATTCCTGATACACTGTTCTTGGTATTTACCGCAGGTTCAAAAGGATGCCATATTCAGTATCGCTGGTCAGTATTCTGAGTTACCGGAAAGGATATTCCGAGTAACGGAAATATCTTATGATTTGCAAGCACCAGACCATATTGTGTGCAAGATTGTTCCGGTATATGATAAGACACAGTTACTTGGAAGAACTAAGACTGAGAGAGCCAATACATTTAACAAATCTAACCACTTCTTAAAATCTAATACAGATTTCCGAGGTGATTATTACACCACTAAGGTAGATAAGGAAGTGTGATATGCTTTATTTATATGATGATGCAATCGCTGATGATATTAAAGATTCATTCGACACAGAGCCTGGTGAACCCCCAGCTATACGAGTTGTCAATCCAGAGGCAGCAATCAATATAGCTGCACAGATACAAAACGATGAAATAACATTTCCTCTCGTAGTTCTGACGAGGGAAGACCCATTTACCATAGATTCCGCAAGAACAAACTTCACTCAGATGCACAGAGGTCAGCTTGCGGTAATGGACAAAGAAACCAATTACTTGTACTATGAACGAGTAATCCCGATAAAGCTCAATTACAATCTTACTATCTTGGCAACAAATACTGCTGACTTAGACGAGATTACAAGAGAGTTTTTATTCAAGTATATCAATATGTATTATCTCACTATAAAGCTCCCATATGAAGCTGATAGGAAGATAAGATTCGGAGTTACAATTTCTCCGGATTCCGATGTGCAGAGTACATCCGGAACATTTGAATACTTAGAGGGCGGTAAACTTTATCAATCAATAATCCCATTAACTTGTGAGGGTTGTATACTGGTATCCTATAAGGCGGTAAGAATGAAACACATTAGTTTCGACCATGTAGTTCCGGTTCGACATGAGTTTTTGGAAGAAAATTTATCAAGATTAGAGAAAGGAAATTAAGAATTATGCTGTATACTTATATCAGCCATAGTAGGATGTCAAAGACATATTATGGCGTCACATTTAATTATGGAGATAAGAAAGAAGTTGGTGGGGTAATTCGAGATAAGAGGTTTGTTTTATGCGGTTCTCGCCCAGAACCAGAAAAGCCATCCGTAACTAAAATTTCTGAAGTGCTTCCAGTAGAGAATACATCTGCTGTGGTGGAAATCCCAAAACCTACTGAAACCTCAAAACCTGTGGAAACATCTACTGAAAAACCTAAGACTACTCGTGGTAGAAAGCCGAAATTTGTTGAGTCTGTGGTTGAAGAACCTACGGCATCCGATGCCGAATAAAAAACCTTATATATTAACAGTCCGAAAATAACCTTATATATTCTTAGAATGAAAAGTACGAAACCTTTGTATAAAAATTCTAACAATGTTCAAAATACATAGGAGGTATCGAACTCATGGCAGATATTTTAATTAATGAAATATCCCAAAATTATTCGTATGTCATAGGCGATAATTCATACTGTTGTGTTGCTCTGCCGATTACCGCAAGTTGGGGACCTGCTTATGCTGGTTCTAAACTCAAAGTAAACGATAATGGTAAAATCGAGCCAGTTACTCCAGATGATGCCGATTCTGCTAATTATGCAGAACAGACCATTGAGGATGTTGTGTGGACAAGATTCAAAGCAAATTCCCAGGGTCTTGAATCTTTTGTGTCCACCTATCGTGGTGCGGCCGCTAACTATCGTCTGGCAAATGATTATTCTTATCAGATGGCGGTTTCATTGCTTACTGCTGGTTATGATGTTCTTGTTTGCAGGGTTTCGCCAGGTATTCAGGCAAGCGGCAAGATGAGCAACCTTATTACCAAAACTATCACAGCAACTACCCCAACAAGTTCTGATTATATTGAACTTGACCCAGAAAGCACTGTTCTTTCTATTCCGCTTAACAGAGTTCCGGCAAATGTCAATAGTTTTATCTGTACATCTACCAACCCGAATTTTAATGCTAAGTATAATAGAATATCTCTCGGCAAGACAGGGGAACAGACTGCGGATAGTAAGGCTTGGATAGAGTATGATTCTGCTCACAATGCTATTATGCTGAAACGCCCTGCTGAAAGCGAAGATTATACTAGTTGGGATTCTGTAGGCATTATGGAAGAGGATTCTATTACTGTTGCATATTCTACAGATATTCGTGCAGTAAATCCAGAAACTGGTGAGGCTGAAGAAACTGGTTCTCTTACTTTAACTGCTAAGTATCCTGGCACATTTGGCAATAACATTCGTTGTTCGCTTAATAAGATGGAGAACAGAGGTCAGAAGTATTGGAATCTTATCACCTATATTCAGGATGCCTCCGGTGTAAGACTTGCGGTTGAGAATATGATATTCACATTCGATATCACAAATTCTACTGATAATATTCCTTATGTCGAAGAAGTCCAGTCGCAGTTTGTTGATATTATTGCTGAAGGTCTTAGCGAAGATACAATCTTTGCGGCTAAAAATGGTCAGACTGATGTGGATAATGCGAATACATGGGTTGAGTTTGCAGGTGGTGCGGACAAGACTGCTGAAACCGATATCGCAAAATGCTTGCTAGATGCTATTGCTTATGTTGGTAGCCGTTATGGTGAGAATCCGAAGAAGAAAGAGTCTGAAGATGACGTAAAAATTACGATTTCTAAGGATATTCTGGAATCTCATACTAAATATACTTTGCTTACTTCTGAACCTGATAACTGGGCTACAACCTATACTAGTTACTATGAAAAGGATTCAAGCGGTAACTATGTGGCTGTGCCTTCTGGAGCGAGTGCGCCAACTTGGGAGTCGAATAAATACTATGACAAGGGCGCGCCAACCTTAAATATTAAGTACTATTCCGAACATAATGGTGTATCTATAAATGCTGAGGCGGCATCTCCGATTTATGATGGTGAGCCTGCGGATAGTGCTCCCACACTTACGCTGACCACGGACTATACGATTTCGGATGATGGTTTGACCATTGCATTTACTGCTGCTGGTATTGCCAAGTTTGCAACATCTACGGAATATACCTATAAAGTAAAGTGCAAGATTACTGATTGGTTTGCGCAAACTGCTTATCTATCGACATTCTGTGACCTGTACAACAAAACTATCTTGGACGGTACAAAAGTTATATCTTCTCCGATTGATTCTACTACTGCGCAGACTTTACTTTATAGAGAGTGGTTATTCACTAACTGCTTGCCTGTATACGGTCTGTTGACAGATAAGTTAGCATACAATCCGAATAGATTGATTAGCCCAGGTTGGGATGACCAAGACTTCTTGTTTGTAACGGGTGATGACAAGTATCCGCACAATATGATGACTCCATCTCCGCTCCAGACTAAGCTGATGGATGTTGCTTATGGTTCTCGTTGTGCTACCGCATATCTTGATATCCCGAGAAGTCTTTCTAAGGTATATGTAACCAATTCTTCTCAGCAGCCTGCTGAAACCGGCTATGCTCAGAGATTGGCAAGATATGATTCCGGTATGGATGGTCTGCGTTCTACCCATGCAGCACTGTTCGGACCTTGGGGTAACTACATCTATGTAGGAACTAACAAGCAGAACATCGCTTCTCCTTCTTTCCTCGCATTGTTAATCCAGAGGTCTATGGTTCTGAACCAGAGCTTGCAGTATGAGTGGATTCAGCCAACTTCGAGAAAGAACAATGTAAGAATCGGTAAGATGGATTACACTGTATCTAAGAAGTATCTCGATAAGTGGCAGCCCGACCCCGATACTGAGGGTGGTGTTGGCGTCAATGCTATCGCTAACATTCCTGACCTTGGTTTAAGCGTATGGGGCGACTCCACTCTGTATGAGAATCCGCCCGCAACCTATCAGGCTCTGAGAAATCTATCGACTCGTCTGTTGGTCAATGCTATCAAGAATGTAGTATACAAGGTTGGTATTTCTATCACATTCCAGTATACCAACCAAGCAGCTTTCTCTAGCTTCTATGTCGGCGTAACTCCTATCCTCGATTCTATGAAGAATGCCGGAGCTATCGGAGATTACAAGGTTGTTATTGGTAATGACTTTGATGCCATCGGCACGGTCAAGGCCAATAGCTGCGTGGGCAAAATCTACATTACTCCAGCAGGAACAATTCAGAAGATTACCATTGACCTTATTGCACTTCCTCCTCAGACAGACCTTACAAATTATACCTAATTTGTTCGCAAGTTTGTTGTAGAAGTTGCACAAATACCTTACAATTTAATATCGACAATCGTTATATATGGTGGGTCAGTATCTGGCTCACCATATTTTTATGTTCGGTGATACTATGGTATGTGTAAGCTGCGGAAAACAACTGAATAATGATACATCTGGTGCGGTATGTCAAGAATGCATAGATGAATTTGCTAAACTGAAACAGGATATTGAAAATTCTGATGATGCGAAGTTTATGAAGATATGCGAATACTGCGGCAGACCGTTTATTTCGAAACATCCTATCATTCGTGGCGGTAAGCAGTTTTATCAGAAGTCAAAACGCAAGTATTGCGATGGCTTTGATGGTAATTTTACGCATTTTTCTACCTGCGAATGTTGCGGTGCTGCTGTAGCTAGTAAGATAAGCAAAGGCAATATCTTGTTTAGAGGTTATTGTTCTACAGAATGTCTAAATAAGAAGAAACGAGAGAAAACTGTTAAAACAAATATCGAAAGATATGGTGCGGCTGTTGTTTGACTGCGGTGTAATCCGGTGGGAATTTTGTAAACCATAATCGTTTAGTGAGTTAGAAAGGTGGTTATACTATGACGGTATCAGAACTGTGTTCCCTTATTAGAAATCCGAAACACACAGAGGTTGTCCTTTATGTTTCTGATTCGGTAGATGATGAAGTCGTTTTTAAGGACAGCGCAGACTATGCTACGGTCAGTGACTTTGCGAATCGTGAAGTTTTTGATTTCATGCCTATGAACTATACAATTATTGTACGGTTATTGACATAAACATTATCAAGGAGAGTTTATAAGATGAAATACATCTATACCGGTGTTTTCTTCGATGCTGCTGAACTTAGTGAGAAATTCGCTAAGTATGTCGGAGAAGAAACCTTGTCTAATATCATTAAAAATCCTCACGTTACATTTACTTTTAAACCGAGTTCTGTGGACACGCGTTTGCTTGGAAAGGAAGTAGGGTTTAATGTAACCGGTTATGCTTGCGATGGGAAGAATCAAGGACTGAGCGTAGAGGTTTCGGTGATTCATGGTTACTTATCTTCTGAATACCAGACTATCAAACACCCTCATATCACTATTTCTGTTTCCGAAGATGGTAAGCCTGTAGATACAGGCAAACTGTGCTTTACACCCTTGTCAGAACCCTTTGAAATTATCGGTAGATATGGTGTATTTACAGACAAGGGTGCTTTTTTCGATGACCCAAATCCACCGATTACTGTTCGGGAATTCTGTTTGCGCGAAACGCAATCTACGGAACTGTGTGTTCTTTGTGATGATGGTTGGGCTGTTGGTGCTGTAGTGATTGACTATAACGACATTTCCATGATACCTGATTCACTGAAGGATAAAAAGGTGACTCATCACTATTGGTCGGAGTGGACAATCGTAAATGCGGATGGTGAAAAGGTGGAGGTACCGGCGCATTTCATAGATACCTAATTTTATCAAATCCGGCGAAATGATTAAATTCGGTGAATGTTATGAATAAGATAAAAACCATTCTACTTGTTTTATTTGTAATTGGAATCATTATGGGTATCATTCAACTGATAATGGTATTTGTTGGAGGTGCCATAATGTTTTCGCTTGCGCTGTAATATAAAAATGAAAGGAAGTTATTTTGTGAGTAGTACAAAAAAGAAATCATCTTCTTTGGCAGAAGCAAGAAGATTGACAAAGAAAATTTCTACCGATATGGCAAAAATGGTCAATGACCTCACAGAACTCAGAAAGGTGACGGAAGAGTTGAAGAATACTTTCGATAGCACACTGGATGTAGATGTTGCAGACAGAATGTATGCTTTCTTTGTTGAGGTATCCGACTTAGAAGAACATCTTGATGAAACTCATTATGATTTCAAGCATATGTATGAAGAACTCGGTGGTACAGACATCATTCCTGACCCCTGTGCCGGTTAATTGCTGAGAGGTATTTTATGGAAACAACTACAGTTGAGATGTTGAAGTTCGCAAACGTCGGAATGAAAGGAAAGACAGCAAAGGTCCTTGCTCACTTAAAGGAGAAAGGTTCAATTTCCATCTGGGAAGCTATTGAGCTGTATGGTGCGACAAGGCTCAGTGCGATAATCTTTAATCTTCGAAAGAGATATGACATTGAGAGTGTTTCGCATGAGTTTACTGACCGGTATGGTAATACATCTACCTATGTTACCTATGTATATCACGGAGAGTATAAACCGAAAGCGGTAGCTTGTGGAAATCCTCTTTTCTCTAAGATTGCTGATGGGAATAATTAATAAAATAACCGCAGGCGTAGATTTTACTCTTGCGGTTATACTTGTTTTGTCAAAACTAACCTATAATATATTTAGTGGAATTGTTATAATTGAATGTTCGTAGAGGTGCAGATATGGCGGTTCATTTCATTAAAATGCAGTATAGGTTTACATATTTTGATGAATACCACAATCAGCACATCTTCGATTTTATTCAGTATACAGATTCTGCTGCAATTCGGACAGTCGATGAAATGTTTTGTGGTACAGATGTTGTGCCGGTATCACTATACAATAATACTAATGGTATCGTTGTATTAGATGAAAATTCCAAATTATGCAAGGAGTGTGCTATTTCAATATGTTAAGCAAAGATAGGTTATTTGATGTTGAATCTTGGTTGTATGATGATTATGATAGTATTGATGAGATATTGGAAACCATAGAAGATTACTATGATGAAGATGGGGACAACTATAATGAATTCATTGATGATGTTTTAAATAATTATCCACCCTACGATTTTGATGATGCCGATGTTCGTCAGATTTATGATGATTTTGCATCTATTGGCGAAGTAAAATATTATGAAGGCTATCTCGAATTATCTGATGACCACATACTTTGGGAAATTGATGCGGATATAGATGATGAAACCTACCAGAATATTGCTGATGAATTCATTGATAGGTTTGAGGCGGAATATGGTGTTTCCGATGTTGGCTATGCCGGAAGAAGTGGTCGTCATGTTGTTTGTCCGGACACTTGGGAAAATGTGGTTAGGTATGATGACCTTGTAGAGGGTATGAAGAAGTATCAGAAAGAGTTCATAGATTATATCAATAGCAATTACGGTGGTTCTACAGAAGAACCACGTGTGCGCTATTTCTAATTTCTATCCGTAGTTGTAAGGGGAGATTTTATGTATAGATACATAAAAGCAAGTTTGTCCTTAGAGGATATTGATAGGTCTGCTCATAACATATTCAATGATGTCATGAATATCGTCAATTACAAGGATGCACAAGCACATAATATTGATGCTGAGATTCGAGAGCTGGCTTGGAAAGAAATTCCTGGTCTTAATGACGATGACATTGAAAAGGTTGTCGATATGGTCTACGAGAATATAGACAGCTACTTCTCTCGTGGGTTCGGTGCAGTCGAAGCTAAGAAGTATGGCGATTTAATATACAGAACCTATAAGGGTCAGAAGATATCTAAGGCAATAGCAAAAGCCAATCAACCTGGTGGACTAACTTATTCCGCAAACAAGATTGGCTTGTCTACATTTCAGATGCTTAAAGCCTTAGAGGGTATGTGTGCCGATGGTCTAGCTACCTATGTCGATGACAGCACATACTATGTAGGTGAATTTTAAGGGAGTAATTTTTGTATGTATAGATTTATTCTTGGTGCAGATAAGCAGTATGATGACAAATCCAAAAATTCTATTGCTGCATTGATTGCAGAGAACAATCAGAGTGAACAGGACGCCATAAAGAATTATGAAGTTCTTTTGTCTTGTCTAAAGGATGTAGGTGCGACTGACGAACAGCTTGCGGTAATAGAAGAAATTATTTCCGATGAAAAGAATCATACTGTGTTGCTGAATCAGCTCCTTCAGGAATATGATGAAATAGAACCAAAGGAAGATTGAAGCATGATGCGAGTAATTAAAGCGAGTTCCGATATTTTTCAGCAATACGACGAATACCTCTTTTCCCATATCCGCAATGTACAGCGAGCTTGGTCTGAAATTTTAAGACCGTACTTAGCTGAGCAGGGAATTGATGAAGAAGAGTTACAGGAATTGGACTTCCGTATGAAAGCTCATGATGCATCCAAAACAGATGAAGAAGAATATAATGCTTATGCGGAGTGGTTCTATGGTGACCATCCGGATGAGGGTGAGGCTAAAGATGCCTTTGATTTAGCTTGGGTGCATCACCAGAATGCCAATGAGCACCATTGGCAATATTGGGTGTTAATACAGGACACTGATGAACCAAAGTACAGACCTCTTGATATGTCTGAACCGGCTATATATGAAATGCTTTGTGATTGGCATAGCTTTTCCGCAAAGGACCCAGAGTCTACCGCATATAGCTGGTACAACAAAAATAAAGAAAATATGTTGCTGTCTGATAACACTATAGCGACCATAGATTCTTTGATAGCTGTGTTTAAGACGCCGTTGGAGAAAGAGGAACAATGATATGAAAAGAGTAATCAAAGCAAATTCAGAAATAGGTACATATAAGGGATACAGTATAGGGATGGAAGATACTCCACCTCAGAAGTGTTACTTTGTAGATGATAAAGGTCACGTTCAGTATGGAGAATCAGAAGAGCATGTAAAGTCTATGATAGATTCCTATTTGGAGCATGGCAAAGTGTATGCAGCTAACTATGGTGGTGCATATGATGTAGACCCAGAACAGTTCTTTACGAAAGATGATATAGTTGAATTTGCGGATTCATTAGTTCAAGCTCTTAATATGGATGGCGACTATCCGGATGGTGCTGAGTGGGGATTGTCTGATGTGTATATGGAAACTCCAAATACTTTGGTAGTTGAACTTGAATCTCCGTCTGAATCTGTTGAAGTTGTAAAAGAAAAGATTGATATGAGAAAAATCAAGAAACCGACAGATGTATTCAAGTATATGACTTCTTTTGAGAAAAAGTTTTTAGATAAAGTATATGGTTCTCATGATATAGATGGTGAGCAGTATTATACAATCACGAAAATAGACACAAAAACAGACAAAGAGGCAAATTATGGTGGCGGTCATACCGAACAGGACGTAAAAGCAATAACAAGAGGTTATACTTTTAACGGTCTTTTCTATGAAAGAAAAGGAAGCAGATATATTTTTATTGTAGAATAAAAGAGGAATAAAGTTATGGATGCTCTCACAGAAATGTACAGAAGTGCATATTTTAATTCACTAAAACAGATAATCCTTGATAAAGCTAAGGCAATCATTAAAACAAATTCTGACCTGAAGCAAGAGTGCGAAGAACTTACTGACGCTTGTGATGAGTTTTGGCAGGCTCTGGGGAAAGAAGAAGTGAGTGCGGATGCTTGGGTGTGCGCTGTTGCTTCGGTTATTGGTGGTTATGGAGAGAAAGCTGACAAAGTATCCGAAGCTCTGCAAGCTCTGTGCGACATCGACCCATCTAAGTTTGAACAAGAATAAATAAAAAATTGAAAACCCTGCGGTAAGGTGCTAAACCCTACCGCATTTTTATTTATATGAATCGTTATATTGTATATATTGAAGAAAAGGTGGTGATAGTTACTGAAAGCATTTGCTTGTCAGTATTGGTATTTGATGCAATGCCTCGGTGTTTTGTTCTAGTACAAACGGCGAAGAGATAGGAAATAAGTATATAAAAATTTAAGGAGGAAATTTACTTATGGTTCCATGGCAAATTCTTACCCCAGTTATCGCAGGCATTGTAGTTCTTTTTCTGTTGGTCCTTATCTTTAAGGTGTGCTATCGAAAATGTCCACCCAACCGAGCTATGGTTGTTACCGGTCCGAGAGGTGCAAAGACTTATATCGGTAGGGCGAAATTTGTAATCCCATTCTTTCAGAGAGTGGACTTTATGTCACTCGAAAACATTCAGGTTGACTTTGTTTCTAAGAGTGAGATTCCGACACAGGATGCAATCAATATTCGTGTCGATGCTGTAGCCAATATGTCTATTGACCAAGACCCAGAGGTTCTGAAGATTGCGGCTTCTAAATTCCTAGGTCGTACTACAGAAGAAATTCGGGTTGAAATTACCCCGATTTTAGAGGGTAACATTCGTGAAATCATTTCTCAGATTCCGCTGACTGATTTAATTCGCGGAGATAAGAAAGTACTTGCTGAGAAGATTACTGAGAATGTCAGTCCGAATCTTCGAGATATGGGTCTTAAGCTCACTACTTTTAATATTCAGAACTTCTCTGACCAGAATGGCGTTATTGATAATCTCGGTATTGAGAATACTGAACAGATTAAAAAGGATGCCTCTATTGCTGCCGCACGCGCAAGGGCAGAGGTAGCTATTGCTCAGGCGGATGCACAGAAGCAAGCTAATGATGCTGAGATTGCGGCCCAGACTGAAATTGCTATTAAAGAGAATGCGCTTGCTATCAAGCAGGCTGAACTCAAGGAACAGCAGGACATCAAGATTGCAAAGGCAGAGGCGGCCAAGGGCATTGAGGCTGAGAATCAGCGCAAGTCCAAGGAAATTGCAGAAGCTGATGCGAACCTTGCTCGTCAGGAAAAGCAGATTGAACTTGAAGAACGTGAGGTAAAGATTACTGAGCGTAGACTTGAAGCCGAAATCAAGAAGAAAGCAGAAGCTGATAAGTTTGCTGCACAGCAGGAAGCTGATGCTGAACTTTACACAGAACAGCGTAATGCAGAAGCTGAGAAGTACAAGCGCCAGCAGGATGCAGATGCTCAGATGTATGAGGCACAGCAGAGTGCATCGGCTAAAAAGGCATCTGCGGAGGCTGAGCGTTTCGCAAAGGAACAGGATGCGGAGGCTATTCGTGCCGCCGGTTTAGCAGAAGCTGATGCTATTCGTGCAAAGGGTAATGCAGAAGCTGAGGCCGCAAAGGCTAAGTTGATTGCTGAGGCTGAAGGTTTGAAAGAAAAGGCTGAGGCTATGGCTATGTATGGTGAAGCAGCTCAGAAACAGATGGTTCTCGATGCCGCAGTTGCCTACTTCGACAAGCTGCCGGAAATTGCTTCGGCTATTGCCGAGGGATTCAGTTCTGTCGATTCCATCAAGATTTTTGGTGGTGATGCAGGTCAGTTGACCGGACAGATTATCAATGGACTGACTCAGGTTAATGATGGTCTGAGCGAATCTATGGGATTTGACCTCAAGTCCCTGCTTGTCGGTCTGTTTGGTGCTAAGGCACTTGGCGGTGACAATGTAGCTGTTCATGTGAACGATGTTCCCACTACAGACATCACAACACCGGTATCCGACATTTCAAATACCTAATACAAAATATTTTCAATACCGCCTACTTTCCAATCTCGGATTGTAGGCGGTAATTCTATTTTTATAATCGTTATATACAATGTGATACAATATAGTAATAGGATGGTGGCAATTATGAAAGTAAAAGATTTGATTGAAAAGCTCAAAACTTATGATGAAGATAGCATCGTCGAATTGTTATGCACCTATGATTGTGGGTACGCAACCGCCGGTGGGAATGTTACGGATATTTGCGAATCAGACGGTCGTGTAACTCTCTGTTGCGATGAATGCTAAGAGTTGGGGAGGATTACTATGTTAGATAAAGAAATGTGTACTGCTGATGGCGAGATAATTGAACAGGATGAGTTTTATTTCCTTGTGGTTTCTGGGAATCCTGTTCCTATGGAAGTAACTTGTGTTCTGCCTGGTCAGGAATGGTCATATGTTGCTGATGTGGATGACCTAGATGAAGATGACAATGCATCGTTTGCTGCCATAGATAAAAATAATTTCGATGTGAGAAATGATAGCTTGTTTGCACGCAGAGACAATGCAATAGAAAGGGCTGGACAACTGTATAAATATATGGTTGATTCGTACAAAGAGAAAATTCACAACCTAAAGGATTTTATTGCTTTTCCTCTTGACAACAATTTGATTGATAATCCGGCAGCCAGAGTTGCATATCTGGATAAGGGTGCAGAATTAACCGGATTTTATTTTACTGAAACATAAGGGAGATTTCTGCATATGCTTAATCTTGTAAAGCAAGCTGATGAACGAGCTGAAATGGTAAAGGTGAGGTCTAAGCACAGAATATACACAGTTTTGGATATTGCCGGTTATATTGTAAACACCAACTTAGCTAATGGTATTCATATGCGACGCAAAAGGTTGGATATGTATTTATATCTTATCCAACTTTATAGCATTATGCAAATTGATAGTCCGATGTTCAATTCCACTATCTATGTTAGAAATAAGCATTGGCCATATACTGAGTGGATGGACAACTACTGCGGTAATAAGTATAGGATTAGGTCGATGCCGAAAATTGCAATTTATTGGGACACACGTAACGGGATTGCTGAATTAGGCAAACGCAAATTTAATCCTCATATCACAATGTCCGATAGAGAACTGTTGGATGCCATCATTGATGGTCTGAATACCATTTCTAATAAAACATTGCGGAATATGCTTGCAAATCAAGGATTAATCAAGCAAGCCTTAGAACGCGAAGATAAAACAATCACCGAAAGGATGATGGTTATATATTGCGAACGAGTTAAGGAGTTTGGTCTGCGGGTTAAAGCATATATTGATGAGTGCTTGAGCGTTTTATAATCCATGTTTATGTAAATTGATTGGAGGATTTTCTATATGGCGAGAGTGTGGAGAGATGTAATATCTCCTAAAGCATTGAATGATACAATGCATGTATACCGTGGTGATTGGATGCCTAAGATGGATAGGTGCTGGCATTCAAATGATGGTTTTCAGGTGTGTTCAAGACTTATCGGAACAGAAATCGGTAAGGTAGAACATGTTACTATTATCCGGATAAATAGAGACATTGCAAAATCTCTTGACAACTCCGGTGCCGGTGACATTCCGTGGAGAATCAAGCAGGAAATCAAGAATGAGTTGTTCGGTGAGGATAGGGTAGCCATAGAGGTATTCCCTGCCGAAAATCGTTTAGTAGATATGACAGACACATATCATCTTTGGGTGCTGCCGAAGAAGTTCAAAATGCCTTTCGGTATTCATCCGAATGATGCAAAGGTTTCGGCTGTGCATAGGGGTTGTCTGCCTATGACACAGGAACTCATAAACAACACACGTGAGTCTATCGAGGAATCAACTGGTTTTCCCATCACATCGGGAACCATAACATATGAATGATTGTTTGGAGTTGATATTATGCCTGATTTTATGGCCGGACTTCTTGTCGGCGGTTTAATCGGTTTACTTGTAGGCGGTTTCTTTGGCGTTGCCATAATGTGCATTGTTAGGGTACATAACATAAATGCAATCATAAAATCTATAGAACAAGGTAAAGACGTCGATGAACTTATTTGATAATATTTCGAAGTGGATGTCCGAAGGAAATTTCTCCTTTCTTATATTGATGGTAAACTTCTTTCAGACAATCTTAACTATTGTTCAAGTGATTCTGTCTATTGTACTTCTCATGCTTACAAGAGCTAAGAAAGAGGAAAGGGATAACAAAGAATGAATGTCCTGTTTTTAGACTATGATGGTGTAGTGAATACTCCTATGTGGGATGATACCGGCAATCACTGTCGGTTTAATCACTCCGGAGATAATAAAGTAAATAACTTCCAAGCTGTCCAATGGGTATCCAAATTCTGCAAGGAATGTGGGTATGCTATTGTTGTGACAAGTACATGGCGATTCGAGAATAACTACAAGGATTGTCTTGTCAACGGCGGTCTTTGGGATGACATTCAGATACTGGGTCGAACACCATATGTTTCTACAGGAAACCGTGGTGATGAAATTCAAAAATATCTTGAGGAACACCAAGAAGTAGAGAACTTCCTTATCTTTGATGATGATTCCGATATGGGGGACCTTCTCGACCACCTTATTAAGACTGATTCCACATTTGGATTCTCGATGTATAATTATGATGCTGCGGTTCAGTTGCATAATCATTTTGTCGATGAACATAATGCCGGAAAAAGCCATACGGTAACTACCAAACATCCTAAACTCGATTACGATACATTTATTAAAACTATCTGCGGAGTAGTAGAAAATCTGAAAACTGAGAGTGTTTCGGATGCCGATATTGAAACAATCAATACTTTGATGGGCGATTTTTCCGAACAGGTATTGCAACCCATTATCGAGGGTGAAGATGTTTATATGCCTGCTGATTTCGATGTTGTTCACAGAGTTTTCAACTATGTATATTCTTCCTTGAAATCTACGAGGGAACGACTGATTTTTATGCTCGGCGAGCTTATGGTGTTCGAAACATATAAAGATATCTTTTCCGTATGCGAAAACTATAAAACATCGGATTGGTGGATGAGAAATAATGCGAAAGATTTTATTCAGAGCAAAGAGGAAAGACAATAAACAATGGGTGCAAGGACTTCCTGCTTGCGGTGTTTTTACCAAAGAACAGGAGATTACCCACATTGATACAGAAACACAAGAATTTGATTCCCCATATGAAATCATTCCGGAATCTGTGTGTGAATATACCGGTCGAAATGATAAGTTTGGAACTCCTATTTTTGAAGGTGATGTTGTTCGTACTCAGCATGGCAGAGCTTGCTCCGTTGTGTGGCTCAGCTCACAGTATTTTGCAGGCTGGGATTTATATGCATTAGAGGACAAACACCCTTGTCCTGATTCAGATGCTTTATGGAATTCGCAATACCTCGAAGTTATAGGTAATATCTTCGATGGTTGGGAAAATGCAAATAAACTGGAGGGGAATTAAAATGTATGAAATTAAAAAAGATGTACGTGTATTGCCGGATGGAAAAGCAATTACAACTTATAGTCGTGTAATATTTGGTGCCAATATGCTCGAAGTAGAGGCTGGTACCACCGGTTATATGGGCGGAGATTCGGGACATGGCGGACGCACTTATTTTCGCATTCACGACCTCGCAAGTACAGATATTGAAGTACGACTTATTGATTCCTGTACGGATGTTGGCGAGGATGGATTTGAAGTAGTTCTTGGTGGCGATAGCGAACTTAGCACTATAATGGATGCACTAAAGTTTATCCTAAAGGTGTTAGATGAAGAATCCAGAGGGGTGCAAGATTAATGTATTCTGTTATATCGCAACAGAGGGATGAATTATGAGGTTTTCGGACATTAAGAAGTTGAATGCCGGTGACAAGGTTCTGATTATTGAACAAGGCGGTAAAAGTCCGATATACAGACAAGAAGAAATATGTAATATCTCTATCGAAGATAAAGATGCCTTTATTCTTTGTGCTGATGGTCATTTGTATCATCATACTGCATTAAAGGCAATATCGAGTGTGAAGAGTTGAAGGAGTAAAGAATGCCGGATAAAAAGAAATATAGACCGATTCCGAGAGATAAACGAGAGAATGTCGGAATTCCGACTGGAATATATGACTCACAAAACAGAGAAATCATAACAGGCGATATGGTAGAAATCATTTCATCTTCTACAGTTGGTCGCGTGTTTTGGAACAGATATCAAAAAGCATATGGTGTATGCTATGGTTGTTGGTATGGAGATAAGGATGAGTTATCTGTGGATAACTATGGAAAATTTATCAGAATCCCCGATGACCAAGGGATGAAGATGGATTTGCGTATTCTATCTTCCGGTTAGAGATAATTCATGCGAGGAGGTTTTGTATGCTCAGGCCTGCAATTCTTTATAAAGATGATATTGAATGTAAATTCAAGGAACAGTTATATACACAAGATTTTTTCTACTACATTGGGTATGATGGGTCTGCGTATATTCCAGAAATAAAGTGTGAAGATTTCTCATTTCAGTATGCCATAATTGACAGCAGCAAGCCTGATGGTCAGCAACTTATCGGCTACTTATCTTACCAGCTTAGCACACTTAGCGATACTATACATAACTTCGGTCTGTATTCGTTCGACCGTGGTAATCCTATCGTTGGTAGAGATATTCTTAAAAAGATGAAAGAATTAGTGCAATCACACCATCGTGTCGAATGGCATATGATTGCCGGAAACTCTGTAAAAAGGCACTATGATAAGTTTTGTCATCATTATGGTGGCAACATTGTAAAACTGCATGAAGCTGTGAGAGCACCTTCTGGGGAATATGTTGATGAGTATATTTACGAAATTGTCAACGGTGGAAATCACTTTAGATAGTGCTGATGATACTGAGGGAGAAGTAAAATGTCGAGATTAGATAACATCTTAAACGACCTTAATGTTGCTGAGAATCCAGATACCGCCAAGAAAAGTTCTGATGCAGCCATACCGTTATCTTTTATTGCACACAATGAAATGATTGTAAGAAATGCAGAACGAGCATTATCGCAGTTAGCATCGTTAGATAATACTAAGGTATTCATAAAAAATCCAGATGGAACAACCATAAGATTACAAGAGGGTTGTAAAATTGCCTATCTACAATCCATTGGTGGTTGTCTGTGAGGTAGGTGTCTTAATGTATATCTATAGACCGCACAGAGGTGGGTTAGCCGAATCCATGAGTGAAGCAAAGGAATTCAACACAAAGGAAGAGATGTTTGCACACATCGTTGCTACTCAGGGTAACTTTGGTAACTGTAGGTTATTCGATGCGGGGGATTTGGTTATCGGAAGTTCTGTCATCTCGGATAGCAGAACCGGTTGGTTCGATACACGGTATGTGTGTACAAAGAGATATGGGGATAAGCACTATAGCACACCTCAATGTGTGGGGATGTGTGCAACGCAGTATGTTACCGGAAAGGGGTAGTGATGTGAAAGATGCACCAGTAACAAGGCATATTGATGCTTTAGGATGTGTTCATATTCCAGAAGATATCCGAAAGTCATTAGGTCTTAGAACAAATGATGAATTGGAATTTTGTGCTGCTGAAGGCGGTATTCTAATCAAGAAATGTGATGAAGTTAAGAACATCGAGGATTTCCGAGATTCATTGGCTAAGGCAAAGCGCTATGTAGAAAAAGCAGAAATTTGGTATGGACATAGTGTTACAACAGCAGAGGATATGGGCATAGTGTGTAAGCTGATTGACGTCGAAAATCTGCTGACTTATGTTCTATCTTTGACAGAAACTTTTGAATAAGGAGTATATATTATGAAAGCAACCGGAATTGTTCGTAGAATTGATGACCTCGGAAGAGTTATAATTCCGAAGGAGATACGCCGTTCTTTGAGGATTAGAGAGGGTGACCCTCTGGAAATCTATGTTGAGGATGGTGCTATTATTTACAAGAAGTATCATCCAATCAGTTCCCTATCATCTTTTGTCGGCAAGTTTGCAAATGTACTTGAATCGCTAAGTTCGCACTCTGTTTTGATTACTGACAGAGACTCAGTAGTAGCTGTTTCCGGAGTAAGTAAGCGACAATACATCGAACAGACTATTTCAAATGAACTCGAAACTGTCATCGAAAGCAGAAGACAATACACATACAGTCATGATAATGTCGTTCGTCCGACATTCGATGCTAATTGCCGACCAGCATCTTTGGTGATTCCGATTATTGCAAATGGCGATGTTTATGGTTCGGTTGTTCTGCTTGCAGACGATAGGATTCAAGTGCCGAGTGATGTTGATGTCAAACTTGCTCAGAATACCGCAGCTTCGATTGGGAGTCTGTTGGAAGAGTAACACAATGAAATATATGACAAGACAAGAACTGCTTGATGCAGTTAATCAGAGCAGCCCAGCCTTGGGTTGGGATACCAAATATCCAAATTTGTTCGGAAAGTACGGCTTTACCCTGGTCGGTGTTTGTGAGGGTTGGGTTTGGTTCGATTCAGATACAATTACTGAGTCTGCACGTTGTAGCGGACATTTGCCTTTATCCGATGCAGGCGATGAAGAGTTGTTAGAAATGCTCTCCATGGAACGAGGTTATTGGCTGGATAGATATGAAACCTGGCTGAAACAAGCTGAGGAAAAAGCACGCAGGCTTGAAGAGATGCTTTTCTGAATTATGTGGTGGTTGATATGATAGTATTTTATAGGGAGAAACCTAAAGTTGCAGTAAAGGTCTTACAGTGGACAGGTAAAAACAAAGCAGAATTGAAGAGTTTTTGCGGAAAATACCTAAGATTTTTTACATTGCAGAGTGCGGATGGCACTAAGACGAAAGAACTGTGTGTCCTTAAACCTCGAAGCATCGTTTTTGAAAATGAGTACATCGTTCGACATAGTCATGGTTATTTTACCGTATGCGACCAAGAATATCTCGATAGACATTATGAAAGAACTAATTTTCAGTGGTGGAATACAAAATGAGTGAAATTCTTTTTCGTGCAAAGCGACTTGATAATAATGAGTGGATTGAGGGTCATTACATTTTTGTCCAAGATGCTGTCAGTGAAGAATTTTATCATTGTATTGTCAAATCCGGCGGTGAGATGTGTGTAAGCGAACTGTGGGATTATGAGTTTATCGACAAAGACACTCTATCTGCATTCACCGGTCTTGTTGACAAGAATGGTAGAAAGTTGTTCGGTGGTGACATTGTAAGGGAAACAGTTACTTCCTATTATCAGCCTGTTGGAAAGATATGCTATAATGTAGAGAATTGCCAATGGCGAATTGAGTATGTGGATAATATTGTGACTTTTAGTTCTATCGGAAGTGGTCGCATCTATGAACTTCTTGGGAACATATATGATAATCCGGAATTACTGGAGGGTGCTGAATGATTAATAAGCAAGATTTTGAATTCATACAGTTGGATACCTCAGACGGTCATAAGGACTGCTGGTTTAAGTTGAAAGGTGATACAAAGAATCATCTTACAGAAGAAGTTATGTCACAAGGCATGATTGCTGCATCTGCGTGTGTTTATTCCTTGGATGAAGATATTGTCGGAATCAAGAGAGTGTTTCCATTCAATTATGATGTTGTTCTGAGCGATAATCCGACATTAAAGAACATATTGAAAGAATTATCGGAGGAGTACAATGAAACCTAAATTTATTCGTGTATTGATTGCCTGCTTGCTGGTTGCCGTGTTTTTATTAGCATTCTTTCTGGGTGCTTGTTCAGTAAGTAAGGTGGATGCTACAACAAATTCATCATTTACGATGTCTGAACCGAAGTATCAGAGCTATTACATGATTTCTGTTCTTACTGATGATGAGTACGGTGTCGAGTATATTGTTGTTAGTGAAAACAGTTCCGGTGGGAATATCTGTATAACACCGAGATTACAAAAATGAGGTTTGTTTCCAATGACTGAAAATATGCTTATGTCGTTAGATGAAGCAATCGAACATTGCAAAGAAAAAGAAGATTGTTCTGCTTGTGGCGAAGAACATCGTCAGTTACGCCGATGGTTGGAAAACTATCGGTTTCTTTGCAATCTCGGAACAGATGTTGACCGCCTTAGAAAGTTACTCAGCTATGAGTATGAATGTGTATCGCGTCAGTCAGGCATACTTCAATGTGATAGGAACTGTGCAGAGTGCGATATCGTGCAGGATGATAAAGAACTTTTACAGATGTATAAAAAGGTTATGTTTGTTTTGTCCTATCTTGAACAGGTGCATAATGACAATACAAAATTGCTTTCGGATGATGCGGTGGTGTAATTATGACTAACATAGTATGGGGCATTTTGCTGTCAATAATTTTGATAATCATAATAATTGCGGTTTTTGCAGATTTGCACATCGGGTTCAAGGCGAAAGAATACGAAGAAAAGCAAAGAGAAGATTGCGATGATTCGGAAGTCGATTATGTAAAAATTTATAAAGACCTCGGCGGTAATGGGTTCCTTATTCATTATCTGAATCGTTGTATAGAAAAGAGGGATACATCGGATGTCCCAACAACTAAAAACATGATTCCGAAACTCACAAATTGCAAGAACTGCGGAGCACCGTTGCACAGTAACCGGTGCGAATTCTGCGATACTGAGTATGACTGGTAGGTGAGAATATGTTTAATTCTGATACATCTGGTAATGTTTATGCTGTAGATGAAACTGAGAAATTACAGCATACCATTTTAGAGCAGCAGTCTGATAAGGCAATGGATTTAGTGCTACGAACTTTCCTGCGGATGTGCGAACCTAAGCAATCTAACTTTTGGGAGAGGTCTGCTATGGCGGCATCCTCTTGCTATACACCTCTACCCGAAGAGTTCGAGAAGTTCGCAGATGAACACCGTGAAGAGTTTCAAGCATGGTTAAAATCAAAATATGACAGACCCCAAAATGACACAGATTGAGGTATAAACTATGGCATATCTAATGAACGAGAAAGTGTGTCAACACTGTAGTCACAAAGATGTTTGTTATATGTACAAGGACATAGAGGAAGGACGGAAGTGGTATGCAGATTACTTTGGAGAAGACGTCCTGTGTCCTTATCTTTATAACCGCACGACCGTAATGACAAATATGTTCAATGTGGTTGAAAGGCATGAAGATTGCACTGTGGAGATTCTTACAAATACTGAGACAGGAGAACAATCTATCGGTTGGTTTAAAAACGATAATCCGCCTATGATGATTGGGGAGGAGTAATTTATGAGTAATTTTGATAGCATAACTTTAGAAAAGGGTATGTATGAAGCCGGAAACCTTACTGATGTCCTTGAACGCTTAGACCCATCCGAGGATTACTATGGAACAGATTTACATGGTTTGGATGCCTTTTCCCGCCAATTAAAGAGATATGACATTAAAGTAAGTGGCAATAGTAGCGACACAGTAGAGAAATTCTTCGCAACAAGCAACTCGGCTGTTCTATTCCCTGAGTATGTAAGAAGATGTGTACAAATCGGCATTGATGAAAATAGTGTTGTGCAGGACCTTGTTGCAAACACTATTGATGCAAATGGATGGGATTACCGCTCCGTTTATACAGAACCGAACAACAAACAAGCATCCTTGAATGTGCGTACATATCATGATTTAGTCACAAGAAGAAAATGTGGCAGAAATCTTAATGCAGCATATGAACCATTGAGATTTCAAAGAATCTCCACATTAACTAAGGTATTACAACAAATTGGTTGTTATATTGCAAAATGCCAGCTTGTTGCTGCTGTGGAACTGCTTAATGATTGTGAATGTGTCGGTAAACATAATATACATAGTATCATAACTAAATTTACACAAACACTATATGCTAAAAACGGATATAAATTATCAACTATGATTTGTTCATCTTCTGAGCTTGAATCATTGCAGAAGTATTTAGGTTCAGCAATCACACTTAAAGATAACAATTACTATTGCGGGGATACTAAGATAATTATTTGTCCAAATATGCCATACCCTGTAATTGTTGGTATGGACAACAGGTTTGCATTAGAGATGGTTAGATTTGGTCCCGTTCATGTAGATTATGAAAGACTGATTGACAAGCAGTTTGAGAACACAGGGATTTATTCATTTTTCGGATATTCTCTTTTGTGTCCGGATGCTGCAGCAACTATGGAATTATCTTATTATGAGGGTTAATTATGGAATTACTTTGTCTTGTTTTATTAATAGCTGTGTTGATATTGATTATCTTCTTCGTAGTGGCGATTATGAAAATTGCGGACACGACAAAAGAAATCCATCGTGCGGTTGATAGATTAGTCCTTCATGCAAATCAGTCTAACAGTCCGCAAAAGCCTATACACAAAACCAAGGTTTGTGGGGATATACAGTGTCCGGCTTGCGGTCATTTGATTTTTCACCATGACCCATTCTGCAGTCGCTGCGGACAGAAACTTGATTGGAGTGAGGATGAATAATGGCTGTAAAAGAATCTGGTAGGAAATGCCTGATGGTCAATATCGGCGTAGCGGAATATGATATTGCCGAAAAATATCATGTTATCGTTTTGCCAGATAAGATAGAAATTAAGACACCATTTAAATGTTTTCTGTATTGTAATGAAAATAGTGTCACAGATATTTCGTTGTATTATCCTACATCGGATAAACCACTTTCTCCCAAGGGGTTAATCTTCGGAGAGTGTGTGTGCGTTGGAATAAATTATGACATTAGCGGATTTTCTATTCTTAATATATCGACAATAAAACTTTATGGAATTATCAAAGAAGTTAGTGACCATGCCGGATATACGCCAAGTGAATTTTTCCATGACGATAAGGCAGTAGTCCCAATGAGATGGCGATATTTAGATAAAGATTATACTGAACAATGAAAGGTACTTTGGTGATAATAAATGGCTGTGTGGATTGAGGATATGGAAGTTCCGAAAGAATGCTATGGGTGTCAGTTTTCTTATGTAAACAGTTATTCCCAGCGTATCTGTTCTCGATTGGATAGAGAATGCTATGACCAGTTTTATTGTGGTTCAGACGGTAGACTTGAGGATTGTCCTATTCATGAACTTCCAGATTCAGACATACCAAATAACAAATAAATTAAGGGGAGACTACAATATGATAGTTATTAAACACAGAGAAGAAAAACCACATAATTATTATAAAGTAACCTGTGATTGTGGCTGTGTGTTTGTTTTTGAAGAGTCGGAATTTAAGAATACCAGAGCTATTGGTAGTAAGATTGTCTTTGGTGCGCCAGGTATCATTAGGTGTCCGGATTGCAAAAAAGAGCATATTAATGGAAGCGATAGCATTGTACCAATTTCTGTTGAGGAATATGCAAAATATTCCGGATTCACCTTGAAAAATGAATCCGGATTGAAAAATTGTCCATTCTGTGGCAGTAAGTGGACACAGGCAAGATATATAAATCATCCTTTTGATGAACACCACGTCTATGGTGGGTATAGGGGTGAGTGTACAGATTGTGGAGTTACTACCAAAGCATATAAAACAAGAGAAGAAGCAGTAGATGCTTGGAATATGAGAAGTTGTGAGGTTAAAGATGAACAATAAAAGTATGGTCGATGGTATAGAAACCTTGCTTAATCATCTTTTGGGGTCAGTAGATAATATTTTGCGGATTGCCAATGTGAGCACAGGTGTCAGAACGCAGATGATTAATGAGATTCATGATAAAGAAATGGCTTGGGTAGAACAAAAGATTTCCGAATCGGATAGCCAGCCTTGCCCCTACTGTGATGGGGCAGAACCATTGGTAATCGGAAAGACTAATGACGTCGGCATCGCCATAAAGCAAGAAACAGAACCAACCGGACCTGTTATTATCACATATGGCTATGATATACATGGTGGCAGTTCAAATGGGTTGCAGTCAAAGATAAACTACTGCCCTATTTGCGGTAAATCTCTCAGACAGAACAATGATTAAAGGTAATGATATGACAAATCTTGAAATGTTACAATCTCTCACAGCAGACGAGGTGGCAAAGTTTATCGCATTTGTAGAGAAAGAGGGCAAACCTTGTAGGTATTTCGAAGAAACTTTCTATTGCCAATGTTTCGATGACTGTGAGGGGGATATGTGCGATAACTGCAGAAGAAAGTGGCTTGAAAGCGAAGTTGACTATGGTTGGAATTTTTGGAGCAACTTGCTTTCTCCTTATTCTGATTTATTGGATTCAGAAGATACGGAAACATAGAGAGGAATGAATTATTTTGATACAGATTACTTTAACAGATAAACAAGCTAAATTGCTTGGACACGCTTGTGAGTTTTATGCTCGAGTTTTTATGGGTCAGTTCACGGAAATTCCATATGAACTTCTTAGTCTTACCATCAATTCTGATGAATACTTGGAGCGCAGAGAGAAAGCTGATGAACTTCTTCTTGAAGCTCGCAAGTATATTTATCCGGAGTTGTTCGGTAGAGGTCATTCATATGGTATCGGCAAGTTTGAAAATGCCGATAAGGTTTGGGATGTATACCAAGCTATCCGTACAGTATTCGGAGATAAAAGAGGTAGTTTCAGTTACTACAAACTTCCGGAAGTTGTTCATTTTGAAAGAGATGATGAGCAAGATATAGATAATTTCAAGATGTGTTGATGCCATGATGACAAATTTCGATAAGATGAAGAATACAACATTGGGTGATTTGTTTAGAACTTTGAACGGTAATGAACTGACATCCGGTGTTTTTGTGGGTTTTATGTACCGGTGGGCTAATTGCGAACATTGTCCTTGTTATGAGGATTGTCGGAATGGTTTTAACGACTGTCAAAGTATTAAAATCAACAGTCCGGCAACTTGCCAATCTCGACTCTATAAGTGGTTGGCATCGAATACACAGGATACTTTACAAGGTGTAGAGGTGAAGAACATATGAAGGCTTGGATGGTGCGTGAGAGGAACGGATTTAACTGTGTTGTTGCTTTTGCACCAACCAGAGGAAAGGCAAAATCGGAAGCACTCTGGTTTCTTGATGATGTAGATTTTCTACATCTTGAAGCAACTAGGTTTCCGCTCGCCGATTCAAAATACAATGGGAGTGGGGAGTCTTATTGCCTTGATTGGTTAAATCCGGATGATAGGCTATTTTTGGTAAAGGATTGTGACCTACGTTGTGAAGAAATATGGCTGGGAGAATGCAAAAATTGTATAGCTAAAGAATATTGCAGTCTGTACCAAGATGAATTACTTTGTATGGCGGAGGACGCATTGTGAAAATAATTAAAAAGCCGAAATTAGTTCCTACTGAATTTACTTGTTGTGCTTGCGGATGTGTTTATGTAGCCGAATACGGAGAGTACATCATAAAGTCTGATGGCTTTATGCGAATTTACAATGGCACAGTCAAGGAATGTAAATGTCCTATATGCGAAAATACGAACCACGTGACAGATGAATTTGAGGAGGATGAACCGGATGGAACTACCACAAGCGATTGAGGAATTAAAGGTGGAGTATCTTGGTGATAGCTTTGCCATTGCTGAGGCGAAAAAGATAGCTGTTGCTGCTATAGAGAAACAAATACCTAAACCTGTTCTTGTGGTAAAAGAGGGTCTTTATTTCTTCTGTCCTCGCTGTCATGGTGATGATGAAGTGATAAGGTATGATTATTGTGCTCCATACGATTATTGTACCAACTGCGGACAAAGACTTGATTGGGAAAAGAGGGAATATATAGATGAATGGCCACATTGAGTATGTTAATGGCTTTCCGGTGTGGGTGGATGGAGAAACAAACTGGAAACATTCTTTTACATCTACTTCCACAGGTATTGCGGAAGATTTGAAGTATTACCCAAGCACAACCACAACTCCGATAGGTGATTCTAATATGGAAGACAAGAATGAGCATAATATTCCGGCGGCAGATGCAGCAACAACAATAAATTTGTTGATTTCTGACTGCAATCCAAAGTGGGTAGACCATCGCAGAGCTCAGGCAGCTTTGGCGGCTGCAAGAGAGTCTTTACATAGAGATATACCTGCTAAGGTAAAACTGAAATGTTTTAAGTATACTTGTCCTAGTTGTGGACTTCCTGTGTCACACCGCAAAGATGTAAACTACTGTGGAACATGCGGACGAAGATTAGATTGGAGGAGTTATTTTGATTAGAGATTTTCAGTTATCCTATGCCGGATTCAATGAAAGTGTTTTGACATTTCGCTATGAGGGAATGGTTGACCCTGGCGACCTTGTTACAATGTATGATTCTTCTACAGTTTGCAGGGCTGGGGAGAATGAGACATTTATCGGCAAGGTAATTGCCACGGATTCTGATTTTGCTGCTGTTCAGGTTGCCGGATATGTTGAATGCGAAGCTGATACCGAATTGCGAGTGGGGCGAGTTAAACTTGTTTCTAACGGCTATGACAGAGTATTGGAATCAGACGATGGCATAGAAACTTGGGTTATAACTTCCGTAATGAATGATGATGGTGACAACATCGTTGGATTTTTACTGTGAGGTATAAAATGTTATCTGTTGTGGTTAGCATAAACCCTGGATGGTGCCGGCTCATTGAGAGTGGTAAAAAGAAAATCGAAGTCAGAAAAACTCGACCGAAGTATGGTGATATCTTTAAGGTATATATCTATGAAACAAAGACATCTTGGTATGTTCCTCAATTCTTAGATACTTCTAAATATGATGTCAGCACCGGCAGAGGTGCGGTTATCGGTGAATTTTTCTGCAATCGCATTGTGCCAATTAAGGTAGAATATAGTAATCCCAAATCTCCGATAGCGGATGCACTATTTCCATTTACGGAAATGACCGACCGTGAAATCATAAGCTATCTTGGAAATGGCAAGACCGGTTATGGGTGGAACATTACAGGATTAAAGATTTATGATTGTCCGAAGGATATACGAGAGTTCAGGAAACCGTGTGTTAAGCATAAAGGTGGTTGTGGTCTGTGTAAGGCACATGACCCACAGTTTGATACTTGTATGAAACAACTGTTATCTCCACCACAAAGTTGGTGCTATGTTGAAGATTTAGAACAGGAGTATGCAGATGACTAATTTTGATAAAATCAAATCATTCGATTTTGATGCTATGCTTGATTTCCTTTGCGATGGGGCAAATATATGCGAATATTGTAAATACAAACACCAGCATCAATGCGGGGAAGACCTAAGCCATTGTAGAGAAGCTACCGCTACTTGGCTTTCCGCAGAAGTCGCAGAAAATACAAAATAGAATCGTTATATGATATGTAAAGAAAATAACAAAAAAAAGAGGTGAAAACTAAATGAAACAATTTATCTGTTCCGATTGTAATAAGCGATTTCGATTTGCAAACAAGCCGAAGTTTTGTCCGTACTGCGGTTCTTCTGATGTAGGTCTTGACAACGGCAAAGCAACCGAAAATGCTAAGAAGAAAATCGAAGAACTCAATCAGTTAATTGTAGAACTGAATGAAGCCAGAGATATTTACTGCGAGGCCTATGCTAAGTATGAATCTGTTCGCAGAACTCTTCTTACTTATGCAGACCGAGGGGTTATCGCAAAGAAAGATATCCCTACCGCTGACCAGAAGAAGCTGATTGATGCGCTCTATGATTACCGGCGACAAAGAAAAGTTGCAAAAGAAAAACCTTAGTTGAAGGGGGTCCATTATGATAGTACGTACCGTAAGACATCTAAAAGAAGCAATTAAAGATTTGCCGGACGATACTCCCATCATTAGCTATCAGTCAGATATGGAGAAAAGTGGCTATCAAGGTATTTCCGGCATAGAACCTATGCTTATGATTAAAGAAAAGAAAGAAACCTATGATGAATTCGACTACACGCCTTATTCCTATACGGTATTTTATCCTTCCGAAGACGGTTCTGGAACGCTTTGCTTGGTCATTAATTAATCCTATACAAAAAAGGCACACCCATTGTTGCTTAGTTGGGTGTGCCTTATTTTATTCTACAAATTCATAAACTTCTGTTCCATAATCATATGCAAAGCTGTATCCTTTAAAAACCATTTCATTGTGGGATAGTCCTTTTTGTCGTACAGACGCATCGGAAATTATTTCGTTGTTGCGGAACCACCATTTTGTCCTTGGGTTTTTCCGGATATACTTCATACCGATGCTTTTGTAGTCATTCACATTCTCAAAAGATAAATTGACATATGCAACGATATTATATATTCCGAATTCGCTAGCTTGCTTTGATAAAACTTGGTAGCCATCCACTATATCATATGTAGGCAGCATCCATAGTCGGCATAACTCAGCCACATAGTTTTTATTGCGAGATTTCTTAAATACCATTATGCAGTATGTTTGCGAGGCATCGCATAATCCAAATGCTAACACCATACCCTTCGGTGCTTTGAATGGATGATATTTATTCAGCCAATCTTTTGTATAGTCCAAATCGAGTCTATACACTTGTAAGTCTTTTGCGTTGATTGTGATTGTCCGAGGCTCCTGATAAAAAAGCAGAGTATCTTCTTTTAGTTGAAATGTGAGCTTTCTTTTCTCTTTCGCTGATTCAATCTGGTTTGGGTTTTCGACGCCATATCTATTTATTAAGGTTCGTTTTACCTTTGCTGATAGTTCTTTTGATTGTAGAGTGTAGTCTACTCCGAATTTCTTCCGCATAGTAGCTTTCGCTTTTTCTCGTGCTTCCTCATTGTTACCTGGTGCAGCACACCCATATCTTTCTATGCTTGTTTGTCGAGTCTTTTTAGCACGACATTCATAGGAACAAGCATGCGGAGGTCGTTTCAGATTATCCGAATTGGTTTCCTCATATTCTTTTCCACAGACAGGACAAATCCGGATATGCGGACCTTTGCAGTATTTTTGGAAATTGGACTTAGGTAAGAATTCTTTTCCGCAGAAAGCACAGATTTTCGTTTTAGTCATTGAGGTATTCTTAGCATTGTTTTTAGCATCTCTATAAACATATACCGCTTGTCCGCAATCATATACCGGCAACCATCCATGTTCAATCATAAGTTGTTCATTAGCGGTGCTTTTACCATAGCCGGTTTTAAATAAACCATCGTAGCCGAGATGTCTTAGGGTTGTGCTAAGTACACGTTCCTTGCCGAATGACCACACTTTTTGTGGACTGTTGATTCTTAATAACTTCATTCCAAGTCGTCTGTATACTTCTCCGGAGAATTTAGAGAGGTCACAGTAAGATATGATACTTGTAGGGTTAAGAATACTTAGGCTGTGCTTAAAGAGCTTTTCTGCACCACCAACAACCTTATACTCAGAATGGCTACACAACCTTAGCAGTTCATATTCATAGTTTCTATTAAACCTCGGTTTACACCAAGACATAATTTCAACCAATGTGCCATTGTAATATAATCCTAAGCACAGCGAAAATCCTCTTGTTGAACCTTGTAGATGATATTTAGATGTAAATTCTCGATATTCAGAGTTTGGCACTTGCCTTAATTCACAGTTCCTTGCATATATTTTAGTCTTAGGACTTAGTAACTGAATTATCTTATCAATATCATCCCAATCCCATATGTGTATGACTCTGTATCCATTCGCTGCAGCTACAGCAGTTTTGTTTGCGTGGTAATTTGGTGCAAGCTCGTTTGCATTGTGGATGTAGGTAGGATTCACTTCTATTAGTATATTTGTTCCGACAATGTGTATGTCATATTGTTCATCTTCTATCTTGAATTCCGTCTCTATTGATATCCCATTGTCTTGGAGTCTTTCAGCCAATCTTTTATTCGTAGTTTCGCATTGTTTACATTCAGCCATATTGACCATCTCCTTTATTGTTCATTGTATCATATCGTCGTACAGCTATCAAGTGGTTCGTAAATATTTATTTGTTTTATATCCTTGTGAGTATGGAATGCAACCTATAATATCAATGAGTCAATCAAAAACTCAAAAATATTATAGAAAGGTGAGATAAAATATATGTTTTCTCCGCTGTACATGGGTGGATGATGCCCCACATATGTAGTGATATCTATGTGCTGTGTGTTAATTGCTTTGAAGTTCCTAAGAGCTCTTTGCTACAACGAAACTAGAAATAGTAATCGTGATAGATTAAAAAGTAAGAGATGTAACAATGGGATGTTTAGCAGCGAAATTTCTAAGTTGGGTAATAATTTATCCAATATGAAATACGTTCAACGACTATCCCCTTGAGGGGGAGTTAGCTGCCAAGCCAATGGGTGAGCGAAAAATCCACAATCTCAAAATGCTGTGAGATTAACAAATAGTCTGGTCTTTTATCGAAAGGTAAAAGGTAGTTTCCGGAGAGCTACAACAACGGAATCCTTGCGAAATTCCGCTAAACACAAACGTACAAACCATATGTTGGGTGTAGATAACTATGTACCTCTGACCACTAACAACTTTGAGGTAAGAATCTACAATATGGACGGTTCCAGCCCGACAGAAAATTCCGACCTATTAACCCTGTCTACCGCAGAAATCGGTGATATCTCCGAGAGTGAAGATATCATCACCGTACACTATGGTAATGGTCTAATCAAATTCCCGTCTAAGGTCAACTTCGATGATGTCACTTGGACTCTTAACTGCTTCTGTGAGCCTAATGTTCTCGGAGCTCTCGAAGAGTGGAGACGTCAGGTGTATGACCCAGCAACAGAAAGAATGGGATTGCCTACTGAGTATATGAAGCAGGTTTACTTCCTTCGTTATGATGGACAAGGCAATCTGCGTCATGGTCTCCGTTGTCCTGGTACTTGGATTGGTGCTTTGAACAGAGGTCCTGGGGACCAGGCCGGAGGTGCGATTTTGACAGTATCTGTGCCCTTCGTCATTTCGCGCGTAATTCCGCTTACCGCAGACGAAATTTCTGCATAATTTGCACAAAAATTTCAATAGAACCTCATCGCTTGCGGTGGGGTTCTAATTTTTTGTTGACATTTTCTATGCTTTTTGATATACTTTTATTACAAGAAAGGTGGTTTGGTTATACATGTCGAAATTTTTAGATAGTCTTGTGGGAAGAAAATTAATATCTGTTGATGATGAAGAAATTGATAAATTGGTAGAATCTGCACCAAAGAATAAAATATTGGTCTGCAAGATGTGTGGTAAGAAGTTTTATTCTCCCAATGGTAGAAAGTTCTATTGTTCTAGACATCATTTAGTAAACTGTGTGATTTGCGGAAAGTTTTTTGAATTAAATCCGAAGTATTATGGTTTTTGTGAAATTCCTTGTACTTGTTCGACTGAATGTAATAAGAAATATAATGCTCAGAGAGTTAGGGAATCTTTTCAAGAGAAATATGGTGTTGATAATGCAATGGATTTACAAGAGTTTCGAGATAAAATTTCTGCGGCATATCATTCAAAGTCCGAGGAAGAAAAACAAGAACTTAAAGATAGGGTAGCAGCTACTGTTGCAAAGAGGTATGGTTCACTTGCAAACCCAGCGATTACTGAAAAGAAAAAACAGACTAGTCTGAAACACTATGGTGTTGAGCATCCTATGCAGAATCCTGAAATTCGGAAGAGAGCTGAGGCTACGAATTTAAAAAAGTATGGGTATGCACATACTTTTAGTTGTCCGGAAATCAGGGCAAAGGGCGATGCAACGCAGCTTAAACGATATGGATGTCTTGCACCAAATTCTCCAGAAATCCAAGAAAGACGAAAAGCAACTTGTATTGCTAAATATGGGGTTCCTTTTGTATTGCAATCTGAAGAAGTTAAAGATAAGATAGCACAAACAAATCTTGCTAGGTATGGTGTAGATAATCCATCTAAGAATGAAGAAATTATTGAGAAACGCCGACAAACTAATATTGATAAATATGGTGTTCCGGCAGCTTTTATGCTTCCAGAGGCTATGGAAAAATCAAGAGAAAGCATGATTAGGCTCAAAAATTCTTCTCATATATCAAAAATCAATATAGCCGTTTCCGAATTATTGACTGAAGCTGGAATTCATAATGAGTTTGAGTTTCCGCTTGATGGACATTGGTTTGATTTGGTTATTCCGGACCAAAAGATTTTGATTGAGATTGACCCAACATATTCACATTCTAAGCAACCAAATTTCTTTTACAAGGATGGTCTGGATAGATATTATCATATAAATAAAACAAAGCTGGCTGAACGAAATGGGTATCGGTGTATTCATATCTTCGATTGGGATGATTTATCAAAGATAGTAAAAATTCTTTTGCCGAAAACTAAAGTGTATGCAAGAAATTGCGAAGTTGTGTATATTGAATCTGATGTGACCGCCGAATTTTTGTCGGATAATCATTTACAGGGAACTTGTGAAGGGCAGGTTGTTTGTCTTGGTTTGCTGTCTGATAAAGATGAATTGTTGGAAGTGATGACATTTGGCAAGCCGAGATACAGTAAGAAATACCAGTGGGAATTACTTAGATTGTGTTCTGTTTCTGAAATACAGATAGTTGGCGGCGCGTCAAAACTATTCAAAACATTTGTAAATGATTTTCACCCAGAATCAATAATTAGTTATTGCAATAGAGCAAAATTTACTGGTGATGTCTATAGAAAACTTGGGTTTAAGCATATTCGTACAAATGCTCCTGGTGAGGTGTGGTCAAAGAAAGACCAATACATAACAGATTCCTTGTTACGACAAAGAGGGTTTGACCAACTATTTGGAACCAATTATGGTAAGGGAACAAGTAATGAAGAATTAATATTAGAAGCTGGGTGGAAGTCTATATATGATTGCGGTCAGGCGGTATATGGGTGGATATCCACAAACTAAAATTGATTTTCACAATCGTTATGTGTATTAGAAAGATATGAAAGGAGTATTAATATGAGCCAGTGGTTACAAGTTGCAGCGATTGCCCGTATTGATGATATTCGGCGCAATCAGGTTTCTGTCGAAGAAGCAAAAGAAATGTTTGAGAAGAGCTTCGGTAAGGAATGCTCTTGGGAACATGGGGATTTCGAAGATGCATATAACAACCCCGAAAACTATCTCCCCATGGGTTCTGAGGGAAGTCTTACTATGGATGTTTGGGTGAATCCGGTAAAGAATAGCGTCGATTCTTACACCGTCAGTATTTTCGGAAGTCTGAGGGATATGGACGAAGTTGAGGCTGACAAAATCATTGAGTGGTTCAAGAATAAAATTTCTTCCAAGTCTCTTGGTTACGGTGTAAGAAATGCTGTGATTGATGTCGAATCTGAATTACATGTCCACAAAGTTTGGGTTTATAATCCCGACAATGTGGCTGTTCAGTTCTCTCATGATTCCAAAGCTAAGTCTTAATCGCTACATATCGAAATAAAATTCATCAAAAATATTGATTTTACAATCGTTATGTTATATAGTAGGTGATATGATATGAAATATTATCATGCTACGGGATGTACTAATGCCATTTCGATAGTTCAGGATGGAGTAATCCGAACCGGTTGCGATGGCGTAGTGTATCTTGCGGATTCGATGGACAACGCGCTTAAATTCACTAGAGTGAGGACTTTACATGAAGATATAGTTGTCTTCGAAATAGATATTCCGGAAACCGAACTGAAGTTTGTGAAAGAAACTTTCGACCATAGTTACGAATTCTTTCAATGTAAGGCTTTCGGATATTCTAAGAACATACCAACATCTTGGGTTACCGATGTAATGCAGTTCGGATAACTCAAGTATTATATGCAAGTGTGTTGGAACTGGCATACAAGTGGGACTTAAAATCCCATGCCCTGTCGGGATTAAGGGTTCAATTCCCTTCACTTGCACCAAAGGGAAGTCTACCTGCCCTGGGTTAGTCACCGAAAGATGGCGTTTGTTCGATAACCGAGAAATCGAACCCTTATCGGTTGATTGGCTTTTCACATCGCGTTGTGAGTCATTTGGTCAAACCGTTCTTCTTGGTAGCGGAAGGTATAGCTACTTCGAAATCCGCACCTTTTGGAATCTCCGTGCGGACCTATTCGACACGGGAGTTGTGGGTGTCCCCCTCAGCAGTAAAAGGATGACTACCAGCACCCACATTTATGTGCTAGTAACTCAGTTGGAAGAGTAGCGGACTTTTAATCCGCAAGCCGTGGGTTCAAATCCCTCCTGGCACACCAAAACCTAAGCCGGTTTACTATAGGATGGCAAAGCATGAAAGGGTGATGTCTGACCGGCGGGGGCGAGCTAATCCGCCAAAGAAAGCACCTCACGTCTCTTTGAGGGGTCACAGACTGCTACGCCGAGGGCTGTATGATGTGCGTACGGCATAGCAGATAGAGAATGTCAATTCAATACCTTGGTCTGGTTTTGTTACGGATAAAACTCGGCGTCTGGACGCAGATGCTGCGCTGAAATCTTACGGATAGTAACTATAGTAATCTCTCCGATAAGTGCTAGGTGAAAAGGTATGAAAGACTGCCCAATATGCAAAACCAATAAAGCCTACGCAATTTGGGACTATCCTAAGTATTGAGTTGACAAACATACCACCCTGTCCGACAAAAACGACAGTAAAGACACAGATATGGGAAAATGCGTGTATTGGGGCGGAGTCGGAAAATATAGCGGGGAATATCCGGCACAACTTTATGCTTAGTTGAACAGCGAGGTTAGTTGTTATGAATATCATCAAATGTGGGGATGTAACTAAGTCTAAGAATGGCGAATTTCATTTTACTTGTAAACATTGTGGGTGTGAATGGTATGCAAATAGAGAGGACCCTGAGCTCCACATTTCTCCGCCGTGCGTAGAATTTTTCACTTATATGAAATGTCCGAACTGTGATAAAACTACTTATGATAGAGATATCGGGTAAATAAAATATGCGCCTGTGGCGAAATTGGCTTACGCGGGAGATTTAGGTTCTCTTGTCTAAATGACGTGCAGGTTCGAGTCCTGTCAGGCGCACCATACTTTTATTTCTGATGAAAGAAGCGAATTTTAATGCGTGATACAATCTTCGTAGCACTTTCCGATAATATTCTTCATGCCTTCGATGCAGATGAAACAAGTATTCAGAATATATTAGGCGGAATCAATACTTTAGTATTTTCTGGTGTGAAGAAGATTCCTTATCATGAAAAGGACTGCGAATGCAAATATTATTCTAATGCGGATATGTTTTCGCTAGTCAATGCTGCACGTAGTTTCGCAACTGAAAAGCGGTCGCGGGAAATTGCCAAGAGCAATTCTTCTATTCGTGATGCTGTGAACAGGACTTATCCATATGATGAAGATGCCGATATCGTTTATGTCGATGGTTTCCCATATGAACTGGGTCCAGAAGTTGTCGGGCTACCGGAAGATGGACAAATTTTTAACTACTAAGTTTTTAGTTACAAATATGCAGATATAGTGTTCAACGGTTAGCACACCATCCTTCCAAGTTGGTAGTGAGGGTTCGAATCCCTTTATCTGCTCCAAATATGTGTAATGAAATCGTTATATGCCATGGAGGTTCAAATGTCAGAAGTATTTGAAATTGTACGAAACATGGTATCTCAGCAATCCGACACAGATAAATCTGAGATAATTTTAGATACTGAACTTCGTGGAGACCTCGGTCTTGATTCCCTTGATGCGGTGGACTTGGCTATTGATATAGAGGATATGTTCAAATTCTCTATTACTGAACCCGCTTTGTCAGAATTTTGCGAATGCAGAACAGTAGCAGATTTGGTATCTTTTGTTGAAGACCATATGTCCTGATTTGATGTGAGGTGGATGTTATGAATGATTGGTCATTTGTATCGGCACAACTGTACTATTGCTGCAACGACGGTTTATACCTTCGGAATGCAGATGGGTATTCTCCAATAGCTGATGTTCCAATCACAATAGAAAATGAACATTCGCACCATCCTACAAATTGCAAGAATTGCGGAGCTCCTTTACACGGACATATCTGCGAATTTTGTGACACCGAATATACTTAAGGAGACAATATGAAAGTATCAGAATTAAAACAAGGCGACATCATCTGGCTTTACAATTCCTATGAGGAATACTTCATTGCCTTGGAGTTCACAAAAGTTAATGAGGATGGTTCATCAAGATTTCATATAACTGGAGAAACTTCAATAGATGAGCCGGAGAACTGGTATACTATTGATTCTCTTGAATTTCGAAACACAAAACTTCCGGATGGGAATATGGGAATCGAAGTAATTTCCACAAAGGGAATTTCCTACAAGTTCCGGAGAGTTAAGGAATGCTTTATGAAATTTTTCCTTAGTAGGGAATTTTAAACAAATTAAAATTGGTAGGTGCCACGAGCAGAATTGCACGGGCAGGGATTGCAAGTGACTCATATTTGAGAACTGAGGGTTATAGCCCCCTGCGAGCAGTGGTTAAATGGAGTTTGAGGAACAGCCTATTGACTTATAAATGGCGGGTTGGTCAAGTGGTCTAAGACACTGATTGCTTAGTGCAGTAGCACGATATGTAGCTCAGGTAACGCAGGTTCGAATCCTGCCCTCGCCACCATGGGTGTAGGTTTTTACACTTTTTCACTACACTCAATAATGGTTTTCATGAATCTCCTTAATTTTTTGAAACCATCATCTATGAATACTCAGGTGTGGTTATTGGATTCATAGAATGTCGGGTTATACCACACAGATACCCGACACCCTAGGCATCATAACTGGAGGTGACACTATGCATAAATTCAAAATACCGACTAATCCTTATGAATGCGGTGATTCTGGAAAGATTTACATGAAATCTGATGTAGTAATTAAAAGCGGAATCACAGTATTGGTAGGGTGTAATGGTTCTGGAAAGACGACATTTCTTAATCTCATAGAGGATATCTTAAAACAAGATTCCGATGTTGCTGTTCTTCATTACGACAATCTCCGTGAGGGTGGCGACAGAGCAAAGAATTCCGCTGGATGGCATGATGATTGGAGTCTTCTTGCGACATTGATACAGAGTTCTGAGGGTGAACAGATTGTAACGAATCTCGGCAACACAGCAAGGAAAATCGGCGCATTTGTTCGTAAGTATGCAAATAACCGCAAGGAAATTTGGGTGCTGCTGGATGCCCTCGATAGTGGATTGTCTGTAGATAATATTGATAGTGTCAAAACGGATTTGTTCGACGTCATTATTGAGGATTTCAAACAGAGGGAATCCTGCGACATCTATATCGTAGTCAGTGCAAACAGCTATGAATTTTGCAGAAATTCAAATTGCTTTGATGTTCGCACCGGTGAGTATATTCAGTTCTCGGACTATGAGGATTACCGGAAGTTCATCTTCCGGAGTGCAGAAGACAAGGATAAGAGATATTCATAATATGTGTCGGTGTGGTGGAATTGGCAGACACGGCAGACTCAAAATCTGTTGCTGAATAAGCATGTGGGTTCAAGTCCCACCACCGGCACCACATACGGTTCCATAGTTCAGTTGGTTAGAACGCTAGCCTGTCACGCTAGAGGTCGCGGGTTCGAACCCCGCTGGAATCGCCACGGTACACAAAAAGTGTACCTTTTGCCAACTACTTTCTGCACGAAGTAGTGAGGGAAGTGCAGTTCCCAAAAGGTGAGCAACGACCTGCAGAGAGCGCCGGACACCTCGCCCGTTGAGGAGGGAAACTATAAACCGATGACAAGGAATAGTACCAGAACATAAGGGCATATGGAATGGTGTTTGTCCGAAGTGGAGATAAGAGGGTTAGAGTCCACATAGTAGGGTGATGTTAGCCTATTCCCTGCAACTTTTATTCCGAGGTAGCTCAGTTGGTAGTAGCACATGACTGTTAATCATGGGGTCGTGGGTTCGAGCCCCACCCTCGGAGCCAATCTATAAATCACAATGAGGGTACAAATGGACATCAATGATTTAGATATGCAATCTTCTAATAGAGATATGGGTGCAACCATCCACGCATTAGATGCAGCTTTTGCTGAAATGCTTTCTGAAGAAGAGAATGACAGCAATCCGGTTAGTAGTTATTCTAATCCATATAACAGTTTTGAACAAGATTTTTATAATATTCTTGATATCTAATCGTTATATGCTGTAGAATAAATTATGGTGAGAAAGTAGGACAACTATGAGCGAATATATCAATAAGCATGGACAAGTAATCAAGTTGACCGAATACCAGGCTACTAAAATTGAAGAAATCCTGCATTTGGGTGAAGTTGAATTATCATCTATTCCTGTTGGCGAAACATTCAAAATTTATAATCATGAATTTGTTGTTCTTGACAGAGGCGCTGAACTTACTGCTGTTGTTCTAAAAGATGTCCTTGGTTTTTATCCTTTTAGTTCTATTACCAATAATTATGATGGTTCTAATGCTGACGATATCTGCAATAATTTTGCGGAACAGCTCAGTGCCATAATTGGGGAAGATAATATTTTATCCCATATTGTTAATTTAACAGCTAATGATGGTTTAACTGATTACAGTACAATTAACCGAAAGGTTTCTCTTTTGACTGCTGACCAGTACCGGAGATATGTTTATATCTTAGATAAGTTTAAACCGAATGGTTCTTGGTTTTTAGCTACTGCATACAGCACACCGGAACATGGATATACATATACTGTGATGTGTGTATCTGAGGGTGGTTCTGTCGGAAATGAAGCTATGGATAGCTTTTGCGGTATTCGTCCTTACTGTGTATTAAAATCCAACATTTTTGTGGACAAATGACCAGTATGTAGGAAATATCAAAATTTCGGTTTTACAATCGTTATATAAATCAGAAGATGATATATACGGATGTGGCTCAGTTTGGCAGAGCGCTTGGTTTGGGACCAAGATGTCGCAGGTTCAAATCCTGTCATCCGTACCATGTGGCTGGGCGGAAGTTGCCACACGCAAGTCTTAGCATTAGTAGTTGCCACCTTCTGAGCTATTTATTCCGCCCAGTCATTACCACAAGGATGAAACTGAAACCTCAGAACAAGGGTTTCACTATTAATCCGAGCGTGCTGTTTACGTGGTAGTACCTGCCTGAAAAATGAAGCTCCGGCGAGAAACAGGAAAACTTGAATAGATGGTAGCCGAAAACAGATATGAGTTTCGAGTGACTTACAGCATTACGAAACACAGAAATCTTAGCGCTGTGAGAGGTGGGGAAAGGAAAACCCCATACCCGATACCTAGGAAAAAGTCGGTACTTGTTCTAAGGCTGAGATGGGTGGTGTTTATCGGTCATCACCCATCGACAATGCCGATATTATATGGGCCAGCAAAGGTTTTCGACATGGTTTTGAAAGAATTAAACCACGCAGGTGTGCTACCGCCTTATGGGGCAAACTCAAATAAACGACAATAAAGTTGTTACTTTCCATCCTGCTTTCACCGCTGTTCTCGCTGAGAGAGCTGCTGCTTGATAGCTTTTTAAGGATAGTTCGATTACCTGCCATCCGGTGAACTTTGAACTCGACTATAGAATGGTAAGTTCCTCGTCAGCTTTGAAACGGGATTCCGAGTTTCTTACTTCTCTGTAAAAGTAAGTGGTGGAGTGATGTAACTTTTACATCTCCAAAAGGTATCTGACGACCTTTCGGCATAGCCGATAAATGAAACCAACGTTTGATTGTTCGGACTATCAGCAGAATCAATCTATTGCGTAAGAATGGTTAATTTGAGTATGAATTGTGGACACGGGTTCGATTCCCGTCTGGTCCACCATATGGGAAAGTTCGTATATAGTAGTATGCTATCCAAAGGATAGAGGAATCGAGGTCATACCCGATACTTCCCACCATCGCC